AATATAATAATATAATTAATACTAATACTAATAATATAATTAATATTAATAATATGGAGATTAATGCTTGTCACCCTGTAGAAGATGGAGATAGGACTGATCCTGCTCATGCTGATGCTGAACATGATGTTCAAGATAGACCTGGAGTAGGTCTACATGATACATTCCTTTACGGGGGTGAAAGCACTGAATGTCCTGGCGATATAACTGAATTTAATATTAATGTTCTATGTGACATTATGTAATATAATGTAAAAGAGTCTGAAACTAAGGCTGAAACTAAGGCTGAAACTAAGGCTGAAACTAAGGCTAAATATAAAGGTGAAGATAAAGAAGATAAAGATAATAATGTTAATAGAGATAATAAAGAAGAAGATGTATGTATTATTAAATATATTAATGAAAGTGGAAATAATAATTATAAATATGATGATAAAGAAGATGAGGTTAATAATAAAGATAAAAGAGATAGTAAAGGTATATTGGATATTGGGTGTATTAGTGAGGGAGCGGACCTATTACAGACTGACCCCGGGGTTCGAGGTCGTGATTGGCATACCCCCGCCAATAAAGTTGAAGGTGCTCATTCAAATGGCAATATAAATAACGATTTGGATATTAATAAAAATATTTTTAGAAATATTGATATTGATTGCAAATCAATGAATATTAAAAATGGTGTTGTTTGTGACAAATCAACTCATGTCAAATACAATACTAATATTGATATTGAATTGATAATTAATCATTATGTTTAACTTAATAAATATTATCGCTATGAAAACTATTGAAGGTATCCGTGTGAGCAATGTAACATTCCGTTACAATGAAGATGGTTCAATTGAAGCTAAGACTTCAGTTAATCTTGGTAAAACAAAAGTCATTGGTCTACATAAAGACGGTGACAAATTTGTTAAAGCCGAGTCAAATAAGATTCGGATTGGTACTAAGCATTTGATTGCGGTGCTTAGTGACAATAGCACTTATCCTGCTAATATTCGTGGTTTGGTAAATGAGATTATGAATGCTACTAAGAATGGTGTTCGTGATTTTATTGCGAGTCATGCTGCGAATTTTGTTGTTGATCTTGAGATTGATGATGCTGTTCAGTTTGAAACATCGTCTGGCGAACTTGTTGATGGTGTTAATTATACCATTACTCGTGCCGAATTCGTTGTTGAGAGTAAGTTTGAACTTGCTTTGTTGTTTGATGAGAGGAATCGTGCTATTGAAGCTGATCGTGTCAGTTCTGCTGATATGCTTAATATTCTTCTTAATTCTTGATTTATTGGCTTTGTGCATTGTGCCATAAACAATGCACATATTAATATTATTAATCTTTTAAATATTTACAATCATGGCAAATTTAATTATTTCAGTAGTAGTTATAATCATTGTATTATTATTCATTGAGTTTCTAATGGCAATGGATGAAATGGATAAGTCTGAACGTATTATTATACGTATAATTGGTATTATTATTTTTATAGCTATTTGGCTTATTGATAATATGCCAGGTTAAATAGTTAGGGGCGTTAGTGCCCCTAATCTTGGTGTTTACCTCATTCAACAACAATATAAAACTTGCAGAGTTGATAAGCCAGTAAATCTGGCTGCAAGTCTCATTCAAGCACAATATAAAACTTGCAGAGGTGATAAGGGAACAAGCCTCTGTACTAATAATAACGTTCCCACTAAAATTAAAGGAGATAAAATTATGGCTAATGAAAATGTTAATGCCGCTGTTACGAATGCTACAAATGTAGCTAATGATGCTTTAGAAGCACGAGTAAATGAACTGATTAGTCTTGGTATGCCTGCTGATTTAGCTCGTGATACAGCTAAAGAAGAGGCTGAAGCTAAGCTTAAAATGGCAGAAGAAGCTGAAAAGCCTAAATCTAGTGGTAGTACTGATTATGATGACATTGTTGATGAACTTATTCGTCGTGAAAATGTAAAAGTTTACAAGAATGTTCATGTGATTAACGCAACCATAACTGAAAAAGCTAACTATTTTATGATTAGTCTTACTCTTGATCGTAAAGTTCGTGCAATGCGTGCTGAAGGTCCTGATGGTGGATTTGTTGAAACAGAGCATAATGTTATATTCAGCTCTAACTTTGCACTCGGTGGAGTTGTAAAACATAATCGTAAGATTAATTGGCTTGCTAACGACCTTGTAAAGAATGCTGATGCTTTCAAACTTATTGTTATTAATTCTACAATAACAATAGCTAATGAAGCTGTCAGTGCAGGTGAGGAATATGTCAATCCATTTAGTACTAATGGAAGTAGTACTATTATGACTAACGACACATTTGTAAACCATATCATTGACATTCAGGTTGATGATGATACAGCAGATGATGTTAGATTCGCCAAGAGAGAAGTACTAAAAGACCTTATTCGTGGTAAATAAAGTCCTACTGAATAGTATGGTGCAGGTATTATCCTGCACTGTATTGCTCATGTTGTAAAATGTAGAGCTTGAACCGTTGATAACTGAAAAATTGTAGACACTTGTGCTATTAGACACGTTGTGTATGATCAAGATAGTTAATAGTTGTATTTGTAACATTATTACTCTTATACATAATATTAATTATCCAGTTAAATACATCATTATTCATAAAGATAATAATAAATACTCCATTGATATATTTACTACTGATGGTAAATAATTTGTTATTAATGAATATGTTGATGTTTAAGTTGTATTGAATGATGATAATGTTATAATTAGGATACTTGATGACGATGGTAGATATGATGAAGTATCGAGATAGAGAGGCCGATGAAGATAATGGTGAAGATAATGGTGAAGATAATGGTGAAGATGGTGCTAAACCTCTTTCTAAACCTCTCTTTCTTCCTCTTCTTCCTCTCACTTATTTATTACAGCCCATTCTTACTGTAATACAATTCTACATCATCCTCATTATCTTTATTATAATTATCCTCATCTTAATCCTCATAATCATCCTCATCATCTTTGACATATTTGTCATTAAACTCATCATTATGCTCGATTGTATCGAGATTTATCCCTTCAGGATATAATCTCTCATTATATAGTACAATCATACATGATAATGATAATACTAATCATCCACTTGATAAATTATTAAACAGTAATAATGATAATATATTTACTGCTATTGGTATTTATCAGTTGCCCAGTATTAGTATTAGAAATAAATCGAGCATGATTGAAATAAAATCTGTAAAAATATTTGCATGATACAAATAGTTTTATATATTTGTGTCATAATAAATCTATTAATAATAATAATAAAGATATGGAAAATAGAAGATTTAATAGTCGTAATCGTAGAGAGAATATGTATTCAAGTAGAATTAGTCGTAATGCTAATGCTAATAGTACTAATCGCCGTATTGATAAAGGCGGAACTCGTGTAGGTCATAATCAGCGTGGTCTTGGTCGTGATATTCCTTCTCATTTGCTTGAATTAGCTTATATTATTAAAGGTAATCAAGCTATTCGTAGATATACAGGTCTTAACATTCTTAATGTTCTTCAACAAAAGAAGATTATTACTAATGCGCCTGATAATTTTGTAGACTTTAAATGGGACAAATTTACAGTTTGTTCTAGTGGTCTTCGTCGTGATTATAAATATTCTGAACAAATCTTCATAGATTGTCTTGTAGCTGCATTTAAACAGTTTGCTGAAGCTTCTGAAAAAGTTGTCAATAATTTTATTGATATTGAAAATGCTATAAAAGCTCAAGCTGAACACAAGAAAGAATCTGATGATAATGATGATAATGATGATTCTAATCCAGATGATTCTGATAAATAATATTGTGTAGTTCCATGCTAGTTTCCCTGTAGGAGAAATTGCACCTGTTACATTCGTTTATGTTCTTGCCATGATTATTAGCAATCTTACAGGTGAAACTAGCTTAACTATTAAAGCTATGAGTGATTTTATAGATAATGAAGATATTATTGATAAGGAAGGAATTGAAATATATTCTGAACTTGTTGATAATGATTTTGACGAAGCTGGCTGGGATCCAGTTATTGAAGATGATAATGAAGATGAAGATGATATATTTGGTTATCATAATAATTAATATATTATTAATTTTTTAAATAGAGGAGATATTAAAAATGAGATTTGAAGAAGTAATGAAAGAAGTACTTGACAGCATTGAAAATAAAACAAATGATATTCGTGCTGAAAAACATAAAGCTCTTGTTAAATCTATTATTCATAATAAAGAAGTTTGTGAACGTAAAGGTGCAGATTTTCGTGATACTTTTAAAGTTACTATGCCTGTACCTGAAAGTGATAAAGAACTTGAAGAATGTTTCTGTGTTTCTTGTATTGCTGAAAATATGGAAATGTTTACTGATGATGAGATTAAATCTATCGGTATTAAAAACTTTGTTGATGTTGTTCGACGTACGCGTCTTATTGTCAATATGCAAGTTGAACATAATATTAAGCGTTTTCAAAAAGTTATTGATCATGCTTTTTCACTTGAAAATGAGACAAAACTTGATTATAATTCTATGTCTAAAGAACAACTCATTGAAAAACTCAAAAAATATGAAGATAAATAGTTATGTTATTTAGTTGTGGAAAGTAATGTTCGTACTTGTGAAAGTATAATTACTTATTATCTTGTTAAAATGGTTTCATAGACTATAAATTTTAAAGTTAAACTTATAGACACATTAAATGTTACGGTTCGTGAGAATAGTAACATTGCTTTAACTAATGAAAATAAAGATATTAACAATCTCTGTTTTGCGTTTATAATTATTTGGACTGAAAGTATTTATTAACGTTATCATTTTATATTAAAGATCAGTTACGGTATTACGGTTCGTGAGAATAGTAATACCACTCCTTATTTAACTAATGAAAATAAAGATATATTTGTAAACTCACTTTGTGGTATAATTGGTATTATTATCGTTTTTACATTTGTGATCATTTCAATTAGTTTTGAAAACTCCAATAATATTACTATTCGTGAGAATACTAATATTATGATTCCTTATTAATTATAATTATGATTGTAAATTTATTAATACTACTGTTCGCGAGAATCGTAGTATTATTTATAATTATATTACTCATAAGTGTACTGATGAGTCTTGATAAGACGAAACAAATAATACTATTGTTATTTGTCTATACTAAGAGTAATTAGAACTGATAAAAAAGTAGTATCCGTCCTAGCATTGTTTGTGAAAATAGTGCTGGGATTTTTCTTATTAATACTGTTAGTATTAATGTTAATCTTAATGGTGATATTCGGCTAAGCCTGCACCTGTATATAATAGTGTGCTGGAACATGGCAAATTTGCCTACTCTCGTAAGCCACAATCACTTCAAATACTAAAAATGAATAATCCTACATATTCAAAATTGAATAGCGGATTCAGGCTTATTTTAAGTCAGAACACACTATATATTGAGAACTATACATTTATTTATTAACTTAATCATGGAGATTTAAATTATGAAGATTGTAAAAGAACTTACAGCTATGTTTAGTGAAGGTAATGATCCTACTCGTATAGATTGCGAAATTACTACAGATGTTGAAAATAATGTAGTCACTATTAGCATTACTAATAAAAATGATGTTGAAGGTGAGTGCATAACTGTTAATAAATCTGACTTTGATACTTTTGTTCAAGAGTATATTAAGACTTATAATATTACTGCTTATGCTACTCTATAAAGAAGTCAAAGAAGGTGTTAAACGTAATGATATTGTTATTTGTGATATTAATAGACTTGCTATTATTGATCAAATTGATGAGGAAAATAAAATAGTTGAAATTACATTTATTGATAATGGATTTCAATGTTTTGTTAGACTTAAACAAATTCGTTATGTTAATCATAATACTGAAAAAGCTGCTTGTAGTTATCGTTCACTAATTACTAAAATGAAACATTAGTATGGATGTAAAAATTACTGAAGTTCGTTCTCTTGTTAGAACGTATCGTGGTCTTAACGGTAGTGTTATTACTTATAGTAGCATTACAAATGAAGGTGATTATATCGCAATTAATAGCGATACGGATAAAGTTCATGTTAAAATTGGTCTTGGTGTATTTAAAACATTAATCGAACATGATAATGCTTATCCTTATAGTGTTAATGTTACTAATTCGCTTTATAGTATAAGTCGAATAGTTGATAAAAGTAAAGATATAATATCTCTTCAAACAAGTATGGGAAATACATTTAGTATTAATACTGATATTATTCGTAAATTAATTGCCAATGGTAAATAATATTGTATTTTTCCATATTGCTGTTGTTATTGCAGCTGTTTCATTTTGTTATTATTCTGGTAAAATTCTTGGTTTTCTAACAATTAAAAGTAATAGTAAATATAATAAATATGCTTGGATTGCTTTTATAGTTGCAAGTATTGTTATTATAGCTTATTGTGCTTATCATTGTTATAATTCTATAGAATATTATAAAGCTATATCTCGATAGAACTATCAGTGTTCAAATCCTCTACAGGGGTGAGGACACTGAATCTACAAATAATTTTATTAATCTTTTAAAACATTGTAAAGTAATGGCTAAACATTATGATGAAAATGGTGTTTTACGTTCATTAAAACGTAATCCTGCAATTAAGGTGTTTAATGGTTGTATCCATGTTATTGAAGGAACAGCTTTTGTTGGTAATGGAACTTGGGGTAAAATTGATTATCTTTGTAAAGTTCATGGCTATCATGTATCTATTAGCAAAAACAAACAAGCTAAAACTGAAGTAATTGAGGCTAAAGAAAAACAAGACGTTGATAATGCTAAACCTAAAGTAAAAGGTAAAGCTAAACGTATGATTAGTTTTGCTAAAGATATTAAAAATATTGTGAAGAAGAAACGTATTAATGCTTAACTTGATGTTATGCCTACGTTTAATTTCGCTCTTAAAATCGCTGGCAGAACGAAAAGAAAAACTAGTACTTCTAGTATAAGCGTAATACATAAAAATATTGAAGCTGTTATAAAAGTTGATGCTGAAGGGAAATATTATATTGTTCATGAAGATGTAAAATATTCTATTCATCCTGATTGTTATAATAACAAAGGTAAGAAAGAAATATATCTTAAAAGACTTGATGAATATGGTCATAGAATTAAAATAGTTCGTGATAAAGATTCTCGAGTTAATATGAATAATGAATTTTATTGCCCTTTTGCTCCCGGTCTTGTTGTTAAAGGTAATATTATTAAAGATCATGGACTTGTTTATTATTATATTAAACAAATTTATAATCTTGGAGGTATTGATTTAACTAAAGATGCTGTTAACGAATGGCGTGAATATCTTGATAACGAAAAAAACTTTGAAGATGGAATTTAGAGTAAAGAAAGAAGTTACTCTGACTAAATCACAAGAATTTGCAGCTATGGAACTTATTGATTTTATAGCTGCAAAATTCGATGTTAATGATAATATACGAGCTTTATGTGGTCCTGGCGGTACTGGTAAGACTTTTGTTACTAAATATATAATTGATAATTGTAAATTTAGTAGAAGTCTTATTATTTGTGCGGCTCCGACTCATAAAGCTTGTCGTGTTTTAAGTCAGAGCATAGGAATGGATACTTATACTATTCAGTCTCTTCTTGGTCTTAGACCAAATCTTGCATTGGAGGATTTCAATCCTGCTAATCCTCAATTTGATCCTATGGGCAGAAATAAACTTGTTAATCCTGAAAAACTTGTTAAATTACTTATTATAGATGAAGCTTCAATGCTACCTGCAAAGATGTTTTCATATATAACTGAAACGTGTGAACAAGAACAAATTAAACTTATTTGTATTGGTGATGCTAGTCAGTTGCCTCCTGTTAATGAACGATATAGTATTGCATTTCTTAATAAGAAAACATATTTTCTTAAAGAGATTGTTAGACAAAAAGCTACAAATCCTATTACTAAACTTTTAGCTATACTTCGTCAAGATATTAAGAATAGACAATATTCTTTTCTTAATTATATTATTGCTAATCCTTCTTCATTTAATGAAATAGGTGAAGGATATGCAGTTGTTGGTAGACAGAAATTTGCTGAAATGGTTACTGAAGGATTTAATGATGAAGAATTTACTAAGAATATTGATATGTATAGATTGGTTGCTTATACCAATATTGCTGTTACTTCTTGGAATAAATTTATTCGTCAAATTATAATCAAAGATGCTAATCGTTCTATTCTTAACAAGCATGATTTGATAATGAGCCGTAAAACTATTGTAGATGAATTTAATACAGCTATTTTAGTTAACTCTGAAGAATATATTATTAATGATATTATAGACTTTATTGATCCTGTATATGAGTTCAAAGGTATGATGGTCAGATTTCAATCTATACATGGTGGTAAAATAACTCCTCCAGTATTTATTGTAAATCATTTTGATCCTCTTACTATAACAAAGTATTATAATATTGTTAATGATTTAATTTCTCGAGCTAAATCTGCTACTACTGGTCGTACTAGTCTTTGGAAAAAATATTATAAGTTTAAACGTAAATATTTAATTTGTACTAATATTGTTAGTCCGAGTGATTCTAATAAGATTATGATGGAATGTGATTTAGATTATGGTTTTGCTATAACTAGTCATAGAGCTCAAGGTAGTACTTATGATAATGTTTATGTTGATATTAATGATATTGTTTACGATAAAACTGGTATGCCTTATGCTAATGCAGATGAAATGCTTCGTAGATTATATGTTGCTTGTAGTCGTGCAAGAAAGAAGTTAATTATGTGCTATGGTCGATGATATTGTAGACTATAATCTTATATGTCGAAGTTGTATAAATAAAATATTCTGTAAACCAAATACAACTATAGTTAATGGTAAAGGCGATATGATTGCTTCTAACGCATTTATATTACCTTTTGCTGGTTATAGAGAATCTAAATATCAAGAAATAATTGATATAATAGCTGAACAATATGAAAATCATACAGCTATGAATGTATTTGATACAGGATATTTTGTTTATCCAATTAAATGCTTTGCTCTTAGTGATTATCAAACAAATCATATTACAATTAAAAACTGTTTTCAACATACAGTTGCATTAATACATAGACTTAATTTTGCCAATATATTCGTATTTGGTCATATGAATGCTTATTTTAAAATGAATATTGGTCAAGATAAACTCTATTCTGTTAATGATAGAATTGTTAGAGTGTTTGCTAATTACTCTCCTCTTGTTAAAATTACAGATAATAGTAAATACGAAATGTTTAAAAGCACATTTGCTAATCATCTTAAACTCGCTAATATTATTTGATATGAAAATATGATTCTTTCTAAAGCTTTTGATGTTGAAATTTTACCTAATTTTCTTAGTGTTACATTTGTAGATATGCGTGATTATTTTAGTATATTTGCAGATTGTGTCAATGAGAAAGGTAAACCTATTCCTCTTACTGAAAAACTCCCTGTAAAGGAAATCAAAGCTCGTCTTGCTGTAGTTAAACATGACGCTTTTTATATTACAGATAAGGATGATAGTCAGTTCTTTTCTCTTATTGATTATATACAGAATACCGCTGTTAAAATAATTAATGATATTCAAGTTAGAACTGATTTATTTGGATATAATAATGCTTCTTATGATAATCTTATGATGGCTGCTATTCTAGCTAATTGTATGAGATTTGATGATGCTAAAGATTTTATTTATAATCTTTATCTTATTAGTAAGAAGATTATTTCTTTACAAGATAATCCTGATTTGGCTAAGCGTGATTATGTTATTAATTCTCTGCGTAAATTCAAGCTTCCTTATACATCTATAGATGTTATGAAAGTGTTTGCTCTTAATAAGATTGGCAGTATGATAGATAAGAATGGTAAAACTGTTTATATTCCTAAAGGTCTAAAACAAGTTTCTATCAATCTTAAATGGTATGAACTTCTTGAATATACAATGCCTCCTATTACTGAGAAAGATAAACACTTTTATGATACTTTTAAAGATGATTTAGGTAATAGCTATAAAGGAATGACTGTTGAAGAACTTAATAAAGTTGTTAAAGTTTGGGATAGATTTATTCTTGAAGAATATATTCCAGAAATGATGCATTATAATCTTAATGATGTTTTCATTGTTGCTGAAATGGCTCGTCTATTTCCTGACGAAATAAAACTTCGTTATAGTCTTAGTTCTTCATATAAAGTAAATCTTTTAAGTAGTTCTAGAAGTAATATTGCAAATATTCTTTTTGAAAAGTTTTATAGTGAATTTAGTGGACTTCATCCTACTCAATGGAAAGGTCAAAAGACTGTTAGGACTATAATGGCTTTTAATAAAGTTATTTTTCCTATTATTAAGTTTAAAACTAAATACATGCAAGATTATCTTGAACGTATTCGTAATGTAAAAGTTACTCGTACTAATAAAGATAGTTTTGAAGAAACAATTCAAATAGGTAATTTGAAATATACTATGGCTACTGGTGGATTACATAGTCAAGATCCTCCTAGAGCTTTGTATAGCAAGCATGAGTTTATGACATCCTCTACAGGGGAACAAACACTAACTCCAGATAGTTATACTTATATACATTGGGATATTGCTAGTTTCTATCCTAGTATCATGGCTGTTTATCATGTTGCACCAAAACATCTTATTGAAGATATATTTGCTAAACTTGTTAAATATTTTCGTGATACTCGAGTTAAAGCTAAACATAGTAAAGAAGATTTTATAGATGGTATTCCACCTAAACTTCTTGCTGAAGCATTTAAGATTGTTATTAATAGTATATATGGTAAATTTGGTGATGAAAATTCTCCTATATTTGATCGTATGGCTACATTGCGTGTTACAATTAATGGACAATTAATGATTTTAATGCTTTGTGAAGAGCTTGAACTTAATGGAATAGAAGTTGTAAGTGCTAATACTGATGGTATTGTTATTAAACTTTATGAAAGTAAGAGAGAAACATTTAATGATATTGCTAATAGATGGAAAGAATATACAGGACTTGATGCTGATAGCGAAGAATATAGTTGTTATATTAATGCTGATATAAATAATTACATCGTTAGAGAACTTAATGGTAATATTACGTATAAAGGAAGATTTAATCCTCGTATGTATCTTAAAGACTTAAAGACTGGTTATGATATGCCTATTGTTGCTAAAGCTGTAGAAAATTATTTTCTTTATGATATTCCTGTTACTCGTACTTTATATGATTCTACAGATATTCTTGATTTTTGTCGTAGTCAAAATGTTGGAAAACAATTTCATGTTGAAGAAACATTTGTTGAAAACGGTAAGATTATTAAACGTGAATCACAAAGATATGTTAGATATTATGTAAGTAATACTGGAACTGTTATTGAGAAAGTAAACAATTCTTCAAATAAAATTAGAAGTAGATTATGCTCTGGATATTATAGTACTATTCTTAATACACTTGATGATAAACCTATTTCTGAACGTGATATTAATTATAGATTTTATTATGCTAAGGCAATGAAGATTATTAATCCTATTAAACTTAATATTGGTAATAAGAAGAAAAGTACTCTTAAAAAAATGACTGGAATGTATAATACATTGTTCGATGAATAAAGAAGATATTTATAATAAAATTGCTACTAAATGGCGTGATCAAAAAGGTATTGGTAGTGTTTATGCAATAGATCCTATTAATCCTTATGAACTTGCTATTTATATTATAAATCTTGTTCGGAATAAAAATCCTAATAGCCGTGTGTTTATTTATTGTAATGAATATCCTCATATGGCTGAAATGGGAAAACTTGTTTCTGCAAATAAACTTGAACATGTTTCTATTGTTACTAATAAATATATTCGTCCTACTTATAAATATGAGTATGACTTATGTATTGCATTAGGTTTTGCTGTTTTACTTGATAATCATATTCAGATTATTAATCAAAGTAAATTTCGATTTGTAGCTTTAGCTAAATATGTTTCTAATCCTGAAATATATAAACAAATTGATAGGCATTATCCTATTATTCGTGACGTTATGACTGAAAGTCAAGCCAATGCAGTTCGTAATTGTTTCCCCGTAGAAGAATGGAGAGTTAGTCTTGAACTTGATACTGATAAAGCTGAAACATATAAAAAATATACTGATTATATTATTCAATCTATACAGATATTTGGAAGTATGGATATGATTAATGATGCTCGTATAGGTAATAAACTTACCAATGTTTCAGGTGCTACTATTAGAGATCATATTGCTCGTCAAAATGGTTGGTCAGAATATCTTGATACAACTATTCCGTTTAATAAACAAATTGATGAGTTTTATAATCCTAATGCTCTTTTAGAACGTGCTAATATTACTTATAATATAATGCGTGAAAGAAATCTTCTTCTAACTAATAGTGAAGAAAAGATTCCTAAAATTGTTCAAATTGTTGAAGAAAACAAGAACAAACGTATTCTTATTGTTAGTAAACATGGCGAATTTGCTCGTAAAATAACTAAAGCTCTTGTTGATGCTGGATATAATGCAGGAGATTATCATGATTGCATTGAGCCTATGAAAGCATATGATGTTAATGGTATTCCTATTCTTATTAAATCTGGTGCTCATAAAGGAGAACATAAAGTTGTTAAAGCTAAAGCAATTAGTTCTGAAAATCTAAGACGATTCAACTTGTTAAAAGATGTTATATTGAATGAATCCAATACAGACGATTTGAGCCGTTATTTTGGTCAAGGTAGTATAAATGTACTTTCGATTAAAAACGCTTCGTCTGTGGAGCTGGAATGTACCGCAGACGTGGTGATTTTCACCTCCGCCTTGTATGCTGATTGGAAGGAGTTCAAGTACCGGTACAACAAGTTAAAATTTGTTACAAATCCTATTCTTATTTATAAACTTTATTATGCTGGGACTATCGAAGAAAGAGAAGTTTTAAGTAGTAAAGAAACTGATACTTATAAAATACATGAAAAAGAAAAACTTCTTGTATTTGACGAAAATACTGGGCAAATTGTTTGTAGATAAGAAAAGAATAACTATATTTGTAGTGTTAAACAAACAAAGAGGTCTTTGATATTATGACAGAAGATAATAAAACTAATGTTGTAGTTGATGATAATGCTAGTGGTGATAAACTTCCTACTGCTAGTAAAGATAATCAAGTTGCTACTATTCGACACCAAACTGTTAGTAATCTTTCTTCTCTTGGACGTATAAATCTTCTTGATGAAACTGAAGTTGCTAAAGCTGAAGTTTTTCTTAAAAGAATGCTTCGTACTGAAAAGAGTGGTATTAAGAGTATTGAAGATGGTCTTGCAATTATAATGAAAGCTCAAGATCTTGGTCTACCTTTTAGTAGTTGTATTGAACATATTCATGTTATTAATGGTAAAACAGGTGTTGATATACATATTATCAAAGCATTACTTCTAAAGGCAGGTGTAGTTTGGAAGTGTACTAAGAATTATACACCTCAGTATGAATATACTGATGGTAGTAATGCTTATATTGAAAATCAACTACCTGATTATTGTGTTAAATGCAAAAATGCTAAAGAAGCTGCTGCTAAGACTGAACAATATAATAAAGATAATCCCGATAGTTTTAGCGAAGTTGTTTATGTATATCCCGTTAAATATTATAAAGATTATAACGGTAATGTATATAAAGAATATCAGATTAATAGTAATTTTGCAATCGCTCTTAATAATCAACATGCACAAGTTCTTATTAAACAGAATAAAATTCCTGTTTATAGAATACCTGCAATTCCTGTTGATTATATTACTGAATATCACATGGAACGTGAGTATAAAGGTAAACATATGGAAACTGTTCAAAGTTTCAGTTATAGTGAAGCTGTAGCTGCTGATTGTTTTACTAAAGATACTTATAAAAAGTATCCTAAAGTAATGATTGGTCATAGAGCTTTTACTTATGCTGCTCGTGATATTGCCGCAGACGTTGTTCAAGGTTTAATGGAAACTACTGAACTTAAAGTTACCATGAACCATGAGCTATCTGACAACGATGCTGTTGAAATAGAAGATGCTCAACTTATAGATTAAAAACTTAATTAACGTGATATTTCACATATTGTTTAAACAATTTAAAATTTTATTAGTATGAAAACTTTTGGTAAAATGTCTTTCGGTTTTAGTATTGTAAATGCTGGTCAGCGTCAAACAGTTGTTGAACCTCAATTGGTATTTGTTAGTACTCCGGGTAGTATTCGTATTACTGCTCCTGTTTCTAAAGCATTAGGTATCCAACATGGTGATAATGTTATGTTCATCAACAATATTCCTGATATTGATGAAGCTATCCGTAGCGAAAATGAAGAACTGGTTGCTTTTGCTAATGAACATGGTTTAACTTGGGGTTCTTCTGAAGCTAATGCTGCTATTCATGCTGCTTTCGATGCTTGGTGGATCGGTAAAGGTATTCAGCTTTTCGATAAGAAAGGTAATCCTAAAATGGTTAAGGAACGTCTTTCTAAAGAAGATCGTCTGAAATTCGTTGAAGCTAACTTTGAAGCTATGTATGAAGGAGCTAAGAATTCTGGAAATGCTGAACTTGTAGCACAACTTACTCGTGAAGGTATTACTGATGCTGAAATCAAAGATATTCTTTGTGATTATGTAGAAAACAATGAAATTCCTATGTATTCCGGTTCTAAGGCTGCTAATCCTGCTAAATTGACCGGTGTTGGTACTAACTTGAACTTTACTGATTCTGCTATTTGGAATCAAATCAAAGAAGATCTTGATGAAGAAGTTGCTAAGAGTACTAATCGTATCTTTACTTTGGATGTTGAAAAAGCTTTCCGTACTGAAATCAATAATGGTTTTGAAAATGTCAGTGTTACTTTGATTCAGTTTATCGGTGAAGGTTGTACTCCGTTTACTGACGAAAAAGTTTCTCGTGTAAGAAAATCAAAAGCTGATGATGCTGAAGCCGGCGTTGGTGGTGAAGCTGCTGAATAATATTCTGTCATAATTCATTTTAAAGCCGCTGTTGAATTTATTATTCTTCAGCGGCTTATTTGTATATATACATTTATTAATTAACTAAATTATTTTTGTTATGTCTGAACAAGTTGCAACAGAAGGCATTGTAAATGGAGCAAACGCTGCTCAAAATCAAGTTAATGGTGGTACAAAAAAACGTCATGGTCGTGGTATTACCAATGAAACTAGAACTGTAGCTCAATTAAAGTTTGATGAAAAGCTTGCTAATCCTACTAACTTTTTATTTCAAACTGTTATTGATACAGTAGAAGTTAAATATGCTCAAATCGGTGAAGATGTTAAAGGTCTTCCTAGTTTTACAGGATTAACTATTCCCGTATTTGTTGTTCGTTTTCATTCTCTTCATTCAACTCCTAATGAATATCGTTGGGTTTCTCTTCGTCTTATGACTCCTGAAAGTAATGCTGAAGTTATTCCGGGTGCTAAGAATGCTTGGAAAGTTGAAAATGTATTTAGTTATATCAAACATCTTCTTGAAGTTCTTTATCTTAAAGGTAGACCATTTACTGAAGAAGAAATGGATGCTCTTGAACTTCCATTTGAAGATTATGAAGAAGAGAATGGTCATTATGTTTATAAACCTGTAGATGCTGAAGAAGTTATTAAAGGTTGGGATTTTGTATTCCAAAATGCCGCTGCTATGCTTAATGGTACTTGGAATCTTAAAGAAGGTGCTACTCCTAAACCTTGTTATGTTGATCCAAGTGGTAAACGTATTCGTCTTTGGACTAAACTTCTTCGTTTTACTAAAGTTAATAATCAATGGCAACCTGTTGTTCGTGGTAAATCTAATATGGGTGATTTAGGATTTCCTAATTTCTTAGGTGAAGGTGTTATTGAAGTTGTTCAAAAAGATAAAGCACCTCTTCTGAAAGTTAATACTATTCGTGAAAGTATTACTCCTAAAGAAATTGCTAAAGCTCCTATGCAGCCTAATGTACCAATGATGGGTGGTGTTCCTCCTATGAGCGGTATTCCTACAATGGGTGGTATGATGCCTTCTGCTGGTGGATCTGAAGCTGCTGCTGGTAGTGGCGTTGACTATAGTCAATTTGAAGCTCAACCTGCTGACGATTTTCCATTTTAATATGCCGTTGTAACTGAAGCTGCAAATTGTTAGAAAATAATTTGCATAATTAAGCCGTTGTTCGTATATTCGGATAACGGCTTTATTATTAATGTTAATAATGATATTATGGGCAGAGGTGTAGCTAATAGTAAACTAACTAAAGATATGATACTTTCTAAAGTATCCCAACAACTTATTGCAGCAACATATCTTGATATACCTATTGAAACAGTTGATTGGTGTATTGAAACTGGTAAAACAATAAGTAGTCCTCTCCGTGAAGATAATCATCCTAGTTTTGGTTTTGCTTTTAATAATCGTGGTCAGCTTAAAGCTAAAGATTTTGCTGGTTATTTTTGGGGAGATGTATGGGATATTATAGCATATGTTCTATCTGCTGTAGTTGAAAGAGATATTGATATTACAAATAAACATGATTTTATATTTTGTCTTAAACATTGTGCTTATACATTTCGTAATTATATTTATGGTAAAGAAAAAGATGAAAGAATTAATGCTGATATTAAAAAAGGACTTGTTAATATTAAAAGTAGAAAGAATATTATAGAAATAGTTCCAAGAGGTTGGAATAATGATGATAAAAACTATTGGAAACAATTTGGAATTAATCTTAATTTTCTTAATACACATTATGTTTATGCTGTTGATCAATATTATATTAATAGAAAGATTAATCCTGAACCTAAATATTATTATAATCCTTATGACCCATGTTATGCTTATTTATTAGGTCAAGATAGTAAAGGTATATATAATTGGAAACTTTATTTCCCTAAGAGAAGTCATAATGAAGTTAGATTTATAACTAATTCTAATCATATAGAAGGTGTTCTTAATCTTGATGGATTTGATTATGATTTTATTATTATAACTAAATCTACTAAAGACAGACTAGCTCTCGAACAGTTCTGTTATGACTATCCTCTACGGGGTGACAATCACGAATGTTACCGAGTCGGAGTTATTAATATTCCTCATGAAACTCATGAACTTACTCAAATAGAATATAATTTTATTCGTTCTAAATGTGCAAGAAATGGTAAAATTATAAGTCTATTTGATAATGATCGTACTGGTTATATGTGTGCCATTAAATATCGTGATAAATGGAATATCCCTCCTTGTATTATACCTCATGAATATGGAGCTAAAGATTTTGCTGAATTAAGAAGTTTATACAGTCCTAATACTATAGTTCATTATATTAACGAAACAATTAAACTATTTAATAACAGAGATGAAGAAATTGAAACTATTGGGTATCAAACAGAGATGCCTTATTAATAGAGTTAAAACTGTTGCTGGAAGTTGGAATGTTTATATGCAAGAAATTACCGAAAGACAAGAAAAAGATCTTGATTATTATGAACATACTTATATAGATACTGTTGAAGGAGATAAAAACATTAGTCGTAAAGTTATATATTGTTACGGCGAAGTTAATCCCGATAATCAAGAAGATGTCAATTATATCAAGAAATTTAATCTTGTTAATCCTGACGGTAGTAATATTCATTCTAATTTTAATTATGAAACCGGCGAAGTTGAGTATGAAAATATTCCTAAGTATTATCATACATTTGATCCTGTTCTTTGGTGGAAATATAATTATGTTATGTTAGGTAAACCTAAAAGAATAATTGTATATAAAATTAAAGTTCATTAAATGACTATATCTGAAATTCGTCTTATAGAAAGTTGGATGATTGGTAAATCATATCAACAAACTCTTGATTTTATTCTTAAAGAAATGGATTGTACTGTTGTTCTTCCTATTGGAAGACCTATGCAGACAATTAATTCTCGTTATGAATTTCTTCAAGAAGCATTTAGCTATGTTCTTAATGATGCTATAGATAATAATAAAATTAATAATGAAGAAGCGGCTTTATATAGACATAAATTAGAAGAACGTCATAGACTTAATCTTGAGTTTGAAAAAATTCATGGAGTTGTTAAATATGGCGGAAATAAAAATGGCAAACCTAAACCTATTGGTGGTGGTTATGAAAAGGTTTCTAATGGTAAAAGAATTGCTAAGTCTATTAAAACTAAAGATCTTATTACTGGCAAAGATGTTGAAATTCCTATTCAAAAGCCAAAGAAAGAAACTATTAGTGATAGGAAAGCTAAAGAACTTAAAGCTAAATTTGCTAATATGAAGTTTGATTTTAGTAAAAAAGCTGATGGAAACGATTAAGTTATATAAGAGAAATAATAAAGGTGAACCTTACGGTTGGGAACTTACTGCTGATAGTCCTAATTATATTACTATTAAATATGGTATATTAGGAAAGAAATATACTTCTGATACAATTTTGATAAGTAAGTCTAATGTTAAGACTGAAGTTAAAAGTCGTATTAATCAAAAACGTAAAGAAGGTTATCTTGAATATGATGAAGTTCGTGATGATACGTGTAGTTTCCCCGTAGAGGAATGGAGCAATGAAGAGTTCATTCGCTATCTTGATACATATCTTCCTACTAATAAAACTAATACTAATAATAACAATATTCTTCCAATGCTTGCTAAACTTTATACTATAAACTGTTTCAAGTATTCTGATGTATTTATTGGTCAATGGAAGATTAATGGACTTCGTTGTTGTATTACGTTTAATAATGATGGAGATATATTTCATCCTTATACTGTTCGTATACAAAGTCGTGAAGGAGAAGTATGGAATGAATTAACTGATTTAAAAGATTATCTTGTTGAAGTTATAGATACTGATGTTATTAATTATCTTATTAATTATAATATTGCTCTTGATGGTGAGATTTATCTTCCCGGTTATAAAGTGAATATGATTAATCACTTTGTTAAAGATCCTACTTGTCCTGAACATAAACTTTTACAATTCTGGTGTTATGATATTGCTATTGATAGTATGATTCAATCTAAGCGTATTGACTTTCTGTTTGATAAATTTAAAAGTCATATTATTAGATTTAATGATCGTAATGAACATCTTAATAATAAGGAGAAATTTCTTATTCTTCCTTATTGTGATATTACTAATGATGAATCTGCTTTTAAATATCGTAACGAATTTATTGATAAAGGTTTTGAAGGTCTTATAATGCGTAATCCTAATGCTGAATATAATTATGGAAATCGTTCTGTTAAGATAATGCTAAAGTATAAAGATCATACTGATGGTAAATTTGAAGTTATTGATATTTATCCAGAAAAGACTCGTGATTTACCTATTATTCGTTGTCGTAATGATATTAATAATGAAACTTTTGAAACTCGATTAAGTATTCCTCAATATTCTCAGAAAGAAGTTCTTTATAATAAAGAACAATATATTGGAAGATATGTATTTGTTTCTTATGGGGAGCGAAGTGGTGTTGGTCGAGTTCCTTTCCATATTAAAGAAGTTTATTTTATATAACAACAAATGCCTATTCCAAATTATGATATTCCTGTAATTAAGAAAGACAAAGAAAGAAGCTGGTATGATACTAATCGTAATATAATTTATAGTCGTCAATTTATTGATAGTTATAATTATGTTATTGAAGCTGTTAAATACAATGCTTCTAAATGTGACTATGATAGATTTCTTATTCTTTCTAAATCTCGTATTGATAAACAGTCTAGTCGCATAGAGTTTGATAATTTTGGTAGATATAAATATCGTCCTATTACTCATAAAGATTATTTTAAAAGATTCTTTTCTAAAGATTCTTTTGATTTTGTTCTTGTTGAGCATACGGATAATTACGATGTTTATTCTGTTCCTTAAAGCATTACCCGATTTGATGTTATTTATAGTATTACTTTATACTATATAATATCAAGTCGGGTTTCTTTGTGTCTTAGGGTTTGTTTCGGCTGGCGATATGGGCTAAATTTGGCTTGTCCTTTGTCCTATATTCAATTTTCTGTACTGGAATGAGTAATCCATAAGGCAGAAATTTAAGTGGCTCGGAAAGGCTTAAACAGGCTCAAATTATTCTATATTATATAATATCAAATCATTGTTTATTTAAAAATTAATATTATATTTGCTGAAACAAACAAATTAAAAAGTATTATTATGGCTAAACTTATTGGTATTGCTGGAAACAAGCATAATGGTAAAGATACTGCTGCTTGTATGTTGAATTATATTATTCAGAAAGGCACTAAAGCTCGATATGAAGATTGGTACACTCTTTACGGGCGGACTGGAGTTATGTGCGATTCTAAATGTGTAGTTCATTTTGCAGATTATCCTAAATATATTCTTTCTAATATTTTTAATATTGATATTGATAGATTTTTTAATAATCAATATAAAGATATTCTTTGGTATTGTTTTGATACTAAAACTTTCATTGATGATGCTACTGTAAGTAAAGAAAAGTATTTTACTATTCTTCCTATACATCTTGCTAATGAACCATTATATATTTATTATAATCATAATAATGGTAAAGTTTGTATTAAACTTCGTACTTTAATACAATATTTTGGTACTGATGTTATGCGAGCTAATCTTGGTCCTGATGTGTGGGTTAATGTTACTATAGGTATTGCTAATACTCTTATTAAAGATTATGGTCATTGTATTATTCCTGATGTTAGATTTAATAATGAAGCTCAAGCTATTACTTGTAGATTAAATGGTGTTATTATTAAAATTAATAGAGAACATGAAGCTGATGATCATCCTAGCGAAAATATTGATTTAAAAGGAATTGATTATATTGAAGTTGATAATAATGGTACTTTATTGAACTTGTTTTATAAACTAATAGAAGTATGGAGAAAAATATAAATTATCTTTATGTTCTTGAATATTCTGTTGGTAGAATTATTCAAATAGAAATTGAAGGTGATGTTGATGAAACTAATATTAGTGATATTCTTGATCATTATAATCTTAAAGAATCTGAATGTAGTTATATGTGGGTTGATCATAAACTTGAACTTGAAAAACCTACATTTTGTCCTAAACAACACAAATGTGCTAATTTTGCACCTTGTATTTGTGATGAACTTTGTCATTTTGAAGATAAAACTAAATTCAAAAAAGATGCTGAAAGTTAAGTTTATTGGTATTGATAGTTTTGGTCGAGAAGTTTATAGAGCTTATAGCGGAGGTATTATTAAAAAACTAGATGATGGTTTTTATAGTGTTGCTGACGAATCTGATTTCGATAGTGAACCTTATGCTAAACTTAATCGTCTAAAAGAAATTATTAGTTAATATGAAAAGGATTATTGATAATTATGGTGATCAACGTAGAATTATAATTAATGGTCAATCTGTTAAAATAGAGTATGTTCCTGATAATGAAAATGATAATGAATATGCATGCTCTAAATGTATTCTTAATGGTCATCCTGAATGTCCTCGTGTAGAATGTTCTTCTACTATGCGTGAAGATTCTAAAGGAGGTTACTATGTGGAAGTTAAACATAATAACTCTGGCAAGAACAATCAGACTTAATGTCGGTAATAAGATTAATCGTAAGAATAGAGAAAAACTTACGACAATTCTTATTAAATATAATATTTATAATGGCAGAAAATGTATAAGTAAAACTGAATTTAATGATTCTATTAAACATATAAATAAATATGAAACAAAGTTTATTTGCAATAGAGAGTCGTTATCAAGCAATAATTGAAGAACTTGAAAATAATGGTGGAGAACTTACAGATGAATTAGCTGAAGAACTTGCCATTACTGAACAAGATCTTGCTAATAAACTAGATAGTTATCGTAAAGCCATGCAAATACTTGAAGGTGAACAAGATACTATTAAAGTTGAAATTGAACGACTTCGTGGTATTAGTAAAACAAAAGATAATACTATTAAAAGGCTTAAAACTTCTGCTCTTGATGCTGTATTAAGATTTGGAGATGTTGGTAAATCTGGAAATAAAACTATAGTTCTTCCTGATTGTAAATTCTTTACTGTTAATACTAAAAGTGTACAACTAGATGAAAATAAAATTAATCTTCTTGGCGAAATATTTGTTAGCATTCTTGGTGATTTGTATAATAATGGTATGCTTGATCGTGATACTTTTATTGGGGATGGCTATACTAATACCGATCTTGTTAATAGGATTAATGAAATTTATCTTGAACGTACTGGGGATCAAGATTTTAAGTATACAGTAGATGATTTATATTGTGTTGAAATAACTTATAATGTTAGTATTATTCCTTATCAATTACTTTCAAATCCTTCTGTTATTGATGTTATTAAATGTTATCTTGATACTAAAGATAATGCTACTTTAGTTACATCTGTAAGTAAAAGTACTGCTAAAAATTATATTGAAAATCCAAATATTGATTTCAATCTTGGAGAAATTGTTGTCGAACCATCATTAAGAATTAAATAACTTATGGCTAAATTTGGTGTTATAGGTATGCCCTGGCAATGTGCTGGGGCTATCAATGTTGAAGATTGTAAGACTAGTGAAGAAGTAATGAATAAAGCTGGTCTTAATTTTCATGTTGAAAAGACTAATATGGTTGCTGAAATGCCTATGAGAGATTTCAGTGATAAAGAACTTGATAGAATTAATGAGGATATAGCTAAAGGTAATGCTTTCCTACGGGGAAACAAACTTTATCGCACCGCTCCCAATGCTTTCACTACATATCGTACTGATTATAATATTCCTCTTGGTTCTGTAAAAAGTAAATATACTGTTGTTCAAAATAATGTAGCTTTTAACTTTTTTGATGATGCTATTGGAAAAGATAAAGCTATTTGGCAAACAGCTGGTGCATGGGGTAATGGTGAACGTATATTTGTTAGTTGTAAATTACCTAACAATATTCTTGTTCATGGTGATCCTGTTGAGACTTATCTTGTATTTACAAATAGTCACGATGGAAGTTCTGGAGTTAAGATTTTATTTACTCCTATTCGTGTTATTTGTCAAAATACTTTGAACGCAGCTATTCGTACTGCTCAAAATTTTGTTACATTTAAACATACTAAACAAGTTCATAATAAGATTGCTATTGCTCAAGAAATTCTTGGTATAAGTAAACAATATGCTGAACATACTCAAGAATGTTATAATCATCTTGCTTCTATTAAAATGGATGATAATGCTGTTATTCAATATCTTTGTGAACAATTTATGAGTGAAGAAGAAAAGACAAAACTTCTTCAATCTAATTATACATTTAAAGATATTGTTAATAGAAAATGGATGGCTATTGAATCTAGCGATCTTAGTATGCGTAAAGCTAATCAAATTAGTGATACTTGGAAGTATTATAATGAAGGTCCTGGTCAACAAGAAATTATAGGTACTGCTTGGGCTGCAATGAATGCTGTTAGCGGTTACTTTAGTAATGTTGATACTTCTGTTGAAGGAATTAAACGACTTGATTCCTTATTATATGGAGATAAAGCGAAGAAAATTCAAGCTGCTTCTGAATCTGCTTTAATACTTCAATAAACTTTTAAAGGTAAAATGGAAAAAATTAATGTTCAATCTGAAATAACTGTTAAGATAAAAAGAGTTCATCCTGATGCTGTTATTCCTACTTATAGTCATGAAGGTGATATGGGAATGGATGTTACAGCTGTAGATATGAAGTATGATAAAGAACATGATTGTTGGATCTATGATACTGGTCTTGTTGTTGAAATTCCTGCTGGATATGCAATGCTTGTATTTCCTAGAAGTTCTATAAGAAATAAAAATGGATTTCAAACAAATGCTGTAGGAATAATTGATTCTGGTTATAGAGGTCATTTGTATTGTACTTTTAAAACTATTGATAGTACTAATACAATTATTAAAGTATTTAGTCTTTGTAAATTTGTTGAGTCTGTTGCTTCTGATTTGGATGATTACTCTTTAGAGAGTATTGCTGGATCAAATATTACTGCTACTAATTCTATTAAAGATAAAATTGAAGAAGTAATTATTCCTCCTTATAATGTAGGAGAACGTATTGCTCAAGTTGTTATTATGCCTTATCCAAAAGTTAATTTTGTTGAGGTAGATAAAGATTATGAATTTGTAAAAAGCGATAGAGGAGAAGGTGGTCATGGAAGTTCAGGTAATTAATAATATTACAAATCTTCAATTATTTGGTCATTATTATCATAATAAAACTAACAATCTTTATATTGTTACTAAGTTTGTTAAAGTAAAACAAGGTGATACTTGGGTTGATGGAGTTGAATATTCTCCAGTTTTTGCTGATAGTAATGGTCAAATGCCTACTTATGTTAGAACTTTGTCTAATTTCTTATTTAATTTTAGAAATGCTTAAACTTTATATATTTACAACTCGTGGTTGTATGACTTCTGAAACAATGGTAGAACGTCTTGAACAAGCTATTTCTGATCTTCAACTTGAAGATGAAGTTAAAGTATTTGGAAAAGCTGTTGAATTAAATCTTCATCTTGCAAAAGATTGTAGAATTAAAGATGTTCCTACGATTGTCTGTTCTGATGATCCTATGTGTCGTCTTGAAGGTCTTGAAAATCCTAAGAAGATACGTGATTTTCTTAAAGAAGTTATTAATGTATGTAAAATAAGTAAAGAAGGACCTGATTCTTCTAGTGATATTAATCCTACTCCTCATAGATATGGTTAAATTAGATTTTTATACTAAACATGGTTGTATTGGTTGTAGAATAATGTATAATACAATCACTAATATCATGGTTAATGGTGATATTCCTTTAAAGATTAACACTATTATAGTTAAAGATCAAAATGCAATGCCATGTCCAACTATAATTATTAATGGTGATACTGAAAATAAAATAGTAGGAACTTGTACTAAGAAATATCTTGAAGCTATACTTAAAAAATATAATAAAGATGACGACGGAGGAAAAGTTTAATAAAATAGAACAACTATTCTTTTCAAAGTTTATTAGTTGTGTCGGTAATGGTGATATAAAAGGTACTTATATTCCTTATGAAAAAATTAATGCTAAAGGTAAAGTATATGTAGGAGATGGAACTATTAATATAGCTTATTATCTTACTATGCTTTATAATAAATATAAATATTATTCTTATACAGGCAAAGATACTACTGATATTAAATACGGAATGTTATTTACACTTCGTACTCTTTTTCGACTTACTAATAATGCTTATTATTATTTTTCAAATGCTTTTAAAGATAATACTGAAATAGTTGGAGAAAAAGTAAATGGATTCTTTTTAAGAGATGATGTTGATGATAGTCGTATTGTTTCTAATTATACAATGCTAACTACTCCTGCAAATGAAGATCCTTGTCATAGTTCTTTTGTTAGTCAAGATCAAGTTTGGAATCTTAATCCTATACTTTATCGACTCTTCAAAGCTTTTTATAAAGAAGATAATGGATCTGATAATATTGGAACTAAAGCTTATCTCTTTGGTTGGTTTATGAATGAATATATTATGCATTATAATTATACAATTTATAATCCATATCTTAGTAGAGCTGTTCATTTCTTTACATATTGTCCTACTTTTAATACCGATAAAGTAAAACCTTGGAATCGTCAAGCTGATAGAAAAGCAAATTATAAACCTAAAATCAAGGTTAAACGTGGTGCTAATAATTGGTATTACTCAGGTGGTACTAAAGCTGCTTATAAAGTATTTGATGGTACTCCTGAAAAAGTAGGAAAATCTTTTAGAGAATTTATTTATAAAGGTATTGTATTTACATTAGATAGAATATATGAACCTATTTATCGTTTTATCACTGGTAATGATTTCAAACATAACAGTTATTATTGTTACGCTGCTACATCAGGAATATGGTACAATGCTAACTATAGAGAAAGATTTGCAAAACGATTTAATGAAAGTCTTACGGATTCGATTGCTAAAGGAAGTGAACTATTTGAGGCAAATATTGCCCCGCTTGTTCTTGGCATTGATTTTGTTGATATTGACAATCTTCGTGCTTATCTTAATGCTGTACCTGAACCTGCAACCTCTGGCGAATTGACAAGCCCAGTGCTCGATTTATCATTATGGTATTGGTACTTGTATATGAATGAAATAGACAAGGCAAATATCACTTCTGATGCACTTTCAAAAGTGAATTGATTAATTGTATTACCCAACCTGTTGGATGCGTCTAACAGGCTGAAATTAAGTCAAATTATATTATATAGTATGAACATTGGTAAAGAAGGTTGGCATAATCTTACAGATGAAGAAAAAACTGAAGTTCTTAAACAATATATTAAGGATATTAAGTTTGATGATATTGATTATGCTAAAATGAGAAAAAGAAGAGAATATGTAAAAGAACATCTTGGTAAAGAATCTATGCTTTATTTAGGTCTTCAAAATCCTTGTTTAGTTCTTTCATGTCCTGACGAAAATATGACTGATATAATATATACTCTTCTATTTCATAATGTTGAAGTAGAAAATGTTTATAGAGGACCTGTTCCTATTATTGGTTATTTTGTTGATGCTATTTATAATGATCCTGCTTCTTTAGCTGGATTTGACGAAAACGAAAAGAATATTATAACTCAAGCTGTACAAATACTTAAAAATAAAGGTTGTTATGACAGTAAAAGAATTGATTGATGAACTTAGTTATTACGATAGTAATGCTATTGTTCGTCTTGATGGAACTGAAGAAATTATTATAGGTAGTTACAAAGATATTGATGAGAATGGTAATACAGCTATTTATTTAGAAGTTGATAAATATAAACAATATGAAAACTAGTAAACTTACGCATGACCATTATGGTTATTATGCAATATGTCCTCATTGTGGAGAAGCTGAACCTTTAACAGATGCTTCTCTTGGAACTCTCGAAACTGAAGGAGAAACTCATGTTGATTGTTCTGTTTGTAATAGAACTTTCAAAGTTGTTGGTAAATATAAACCTAATTATTAATTTAAACTTAAAGTTATGTCTAAATTTATTGGAGTAAAAATGATTGAAGCAACTCCTATGATTGCAGGAGATGCTAAAGCTAAAGGTTACAAAACAGGTAATTATTCAGATGCTGAAAATGGTTATGAAGTAACTTATCCAGATGGATATAAATCTTGGAGTCCAGCAAGTGTATTTGAACAATCTTATTACAAACTTGGAGATCCTACTGGTGATACTCTTAAGTATGAAGATATTACTGGTTTTGTAAGTAATATCGAAAATGCTAAAGTTGGTACTAAGACAACTAATACTACTCTTACTTGTCTTACTGGATTTGAAGTTCATGGTCAAGCATCTTGTGTTAAGCCTGAAAACTTTGATTTGAATGTTGGAGCAAATTATGCTAAAATTAAAGCTGAAGATAATATTTGGAAATGTCTTGGATTTGTTCTTCAATGGGCTAAATATGGTCTTAAAGCTAAAAGTATTCCTGCACATATTGATCGTATGATCAAAGAACGTGATGAACTTCAAGCTAAACTTGAAAAGCTTAATAAGTTTATTCATGAAAATCCTATCTTTAAGAATCTTTCTAAAGATGAACAAGATGATATGATTATGCAAGCTAAACATATGAATGATTATCGTTATTATCTTGCTTGTCGTATTAAAAGAGCTGGATATTAAGTTCCCAATTACGAACATAGTGCTTGTTTCCCTGTAAAGGATGTGTATGCCGAGCCTGATGCTGACAATCATGTTAGTGTCAGGCTTTATCGTATCCATTCCTCTACGGGGTAAGTACATAAAACTACAATAGTTATGCTAAGTCTTATATTACTTTATGGTAAAGTTGCTGATTATGTTGATGGACCTTATAGTCCTTCTATTAGGGATATAATTATTACTTTAATAATTATTATTGCAATTATTTATTTTTCTAATAAACATAATGATGATGAAGACGAATCTGTTAAAGATGATATTGATAAGTATTAATACAAATAAAGCCTTATGAGTGCAGTTAGAAGTATTCTTCTTTCTGTTGCTCATAAGGCTTTTTTTAAATCAAACTACCATATAGTTCAATATATTGCTATATCCTACAATATATTAGTTCATTCCATGTAATTCAGCAATAATATCATTTGTAGGAATAATATTAAATAAATTATCACCAAACTTATAATATCTATTATTACTATCAAGATCGGCTACAGCTTGAAATCCACGATACATAGGAATTTGTTTAGTAATATAACGATAAAGTTTATTTTCTCCAGAATATTGACCATTTGTAAAATATGGATTATAATCTTCACCTTCCATAAGCATTTCAAGCATAGTAGTACTAATCTTATAATAATCTTTTAAGCTACTAAGAGCTGCAAATGGATTTGAATAAACACGAGGTAATTCAGTAAACATACCAAAGTTCCAAGCATTATTTTCATTAAGCCATCTATCAGCACTATAAAGAGCCCAGTTTGCTACAAGATTTTCATCATCATTATATAAGTAATATGCAGCACCAAAATAAACAAGTATAGAAGCAGCAGTAGTAGATAATTGAGATAATATTCTACGTATATTTGCTCTATCATCTTCACTCATTAATTCATAATTAAATTGAATATTCAACATAGTATCAAGTAAAGCACGAGAATATAATTTTAAATAAAGACCAATAGTATCAAGACCTTTATCAGTTTCTCTTAATTCACGTTTAACTCTAAAATTAGCAGAATTAAATTCTTTAGATAAGAAATGATATAAACTTACATACATACCTTTACGACGAGATTGAGTAGTTTCATTGTAATAACCATGAACACGAAAATGTTTAAGATAACCATTCCAAATATGTTTATGATATTGCATTAAAAGACTACCAAACCATTGAGTCGATTCTATAGTTGCAGCACCAATTTTATCATAAATACCGTGAATTTGTTTATTAACAGCAATAACTTTATTAGCAAATTCTGCAACTTGCATCCAATCTATAGAAGCATCTTTCTTTAAAGTAACATAACCATCTTTAAGTTCAAATTGACTAATAAGTTCAGGAAGTTTTTCATATTCTTCCATATACTTATTAAATATTTCTTTACGAAGTTTAATATATTTAGTACCATATTCTCTTTTACTTTTAGAATCAAGAGCAAAAGTAAAGAAATCTTCAAATAAACTATTAGTATAAGTTTCATATTTATATCTAAGTCTATCATCTTTTTTAATAGTAGCAATAAAATTATCAAAAGTATATTTAATAATATCATTTTCTTTTGTAAGTTCTTTAATAGCTGCAAATTCAGAAAGATATCTATAATAATTTTCATCAACAATTTTTACTCCATTAGCGGTTTTAAGAAGTTTATTACTATGAGCCATAGCAAGTAATGTAGTATTTTGCATAAAATGTTCTCCAGCTGTTTGTGGACTATAAGCAAAATCTCTAGCATTTTTCATCCAATCTATAATACTAATACTACTTTCTCTAATTTCTTGAACACCTTTTTTATCAACAATATTTAATAATTTAATAAATCCATCAACAAAAGATAAAGAAGTATCTTTATTAACACCAAGCATTATATTATGTATATCAGTAAAATATTCTCCTTTAGCATTAAGTAATTGTTTATGATTAAAATATTGTGATGCGGCAGCTTCATATAAAATATTTGATTCTCCAATAAGAATATTACTAATACCACCTTTAAAGTTAAACATCATAAATTTAGCAGAAGTCATATTTTGCATAAGTGCAGCAAATCTATCATAACCAGTTTTAGGTTTGAATTGATTATTAAATATACGATTAGCTAATATTTCAAAATGTCTTATAGTACGTTCAAGTTCTTGACGTTTATAAAGATTTGCATCATCAGTACTAAGTTTATAATCTTTACGTAAATTACCTGCCCAATTAGTTTGATAACCATCTTTATATTTTTTATAATATTCCATCAACATATACATGTATGTTTTAGCTTGTTCTTTATATTGAACATCAACAGCACGAAGAATATATTTTTCAAATACACTTTTATAATCTTTATCAGCAAGATTTTTATGTAATTCTTTATTAAATGCATCAATCTTTTTTACTTTTTCATGATAAGCATCAAGTCTAGTTTTATATTGTTCATCAGTTTCATTTTCAAGTTTAACAGGAGGTTTACCTGCACTTTTCTGATAATTTTTAATAGGATCAGACATTAATGGATTAGGAACATCTTTATCATGAATAAAGTCTACATTATCATTCAATCCTCTATCGGGGGCAACTCGTGAATCAATACCAAATACAGCAAGTAAAGAATTAACTATATTTTTAATATTATTTTGAGCTTTAATATTCATTGGAGCTCTATTAGTATCATAATAAAGTTTAGAACTAAAATTAGTAGTAGAAAATTCTTGAATATATTTTTGCATTAATTCAACAGCTCTAATTTCATAAGGATTACGAAATTCATTTAAAGCATATTGACCATTACCATTATAATTATGACCATACTTTTTATAATTCTTATTAATAGTACTATCATATGGTTTACGACGTCGATTATAAAATACAGGTTTAGCATTAATTTTATATTTATCTTCTACAGCTTTTGAAGGCTTTAATGTAGTCCAAATACGTAAAGGTTCAAAAGTATTAGTATAAGGATTAAAAGTATGATTATTTAAAATCCATTCTCTAGATTTACCACTAGCATTAGCTTTATCAAGTTCTTGATAATAATATTCAGTTTTAACAGTTTTAGTATTATTTTTTATCCAACGAATAGCTTCTGTTCTTTCTTTATCAATAAAACGGTCTCTAACTTCTTTTTTAAGATTTCTTTTAAGAACAGGATATTGATAAATATATCTATTACTATTTGTTCCATTATGTCTTCTTCTTTTAACATTCTTACCATAAGCACCTTTTATAATTCTATCAAATACTTGTTTATATTTTACTTTTTCATCATCATCAGTCATAGAATCTAAAACAGTTTTAAGATTGTCATTTTCTTCAATATTAATAGTAGAAGAATCTTCAACAAATTCTATATAATTATCAATAAATCTTTTAACATCTTCTGAATTTTCTGAAATACGAGCATCAATATCATATAATTTTTTATATAATCCATCAAGAACAATAAGTTCATCAAGAGTAAGTCTAGTTATAAATATTTTACCACTAGTAGGTTCATAAGCATTAATAATTATTTTATTTATTTTTTTAATAGTATCATTACGTTCTTCGTTTCGTTGTTTATCAGTAGGAGATTTAAATCTATTATAAAAATCTTCATTATAAACTTCAATATTATCATTTAAAATAGTAGGTTTATTACGTATAAGAACTACTTTATTTTTATCATATTTTTCTTCAGTAGCTTTTTTAATATTTAATACTTCATTAGCTGTAAATGTTCTACCATCAATAACATGTCTATAATCAAATCTTCTAACATTTTTATAATCAATATTAACTTTATCATTAATATCTTCCATATCAGGATTAGATAAAAGACTAAAATATATACCAGCTGTAGAAGAAAAATCTTCATCGTATCCATAAATAACATTAGCTTCCAACCAAGCAGCAGCTTCTTTATAAGCAGGATTATCTTCTATAAGTGAAATAGGAATAGCGGTTTTAGAATTACCAGGATGAAGAAGTTTATATATAGTTTTTTCATGCATTTTCTTAGTATCTTCCCATTCTTTAGTAGCATAACTAGCAAAATATTTATTTTCAATATTACGTCTACGTTGAATAAATCTATATAGAGCATCAGCAGCTTTATAATCTTTATTATCTTTAGTATAAACATCTACTTCATTATTAATCATTATAAGTTTATTACTAATTTCATTAAGTTCTTTAACCGTTTTTATTATTTTTTTATCAATATCTTTTGTATCTTCATTATTATTAATAAGTTCAGTACGTTTTTTATTAAGATTTTCAATTTCACTATTTAACATAGTTTTCTTATAACCATAATATGCACGTTTACGAACTTTTCTACTTATTTCTTTATTATCTTTAACAACATATGTTGGATCAGTAAGATGACGTATTTCTTCATTAATATCATTCATTTCTTTAATATCATCAGCACTTTTATCTTGTTTATTATATAAAGATTTACGTTTATCATTTAATTCACGATAACGAATATAATAATCAATAACATCATCTGTAAGTACAGCTTCTTCGCTATCAATAAGTTCTTTATAATATTCTTTTATATATTCTTGTTCAACATTTTCATAAAACCAAACATCTTTAGCATGAGCAGAACGAACAACATCTTTATCATAAAGAGTACCTTTAATTCTAATTAAATCAAAATGATCTTGAATAATTTTTCTTTTATCTTCAAGGAATTTATCAGTAAAATTATTTTTAAAATGACCAGTTTCATAATTAATCATATTTTCAGGATTAATACTATATCCATTTTGAGTAGCTTCTTTTTCAAGTTCTGTAATTTCTTTTCTAAATTGTCTACCACGTTCTTTTGCAGCAAATTCTCCACGTTTAATATAATTATTAATTATTTTAAGTATTAATTGTGTAGCAGCACCATTTATTTCAAGACTATCTCCAAACCAAAAAGCAAATAAATTTTCATCAGTTTCTATCATATCATGAACAGTAGTAAATCCTTCACTAATCATAAGATTTGTACTCATACCACCAACATATTCATTAAAGAACATAATCATAGCATTACGAATTTTAGGATTATTTTTAATAGAAGCAATAGCAGCAGAAATAGAATTAAGATTATCTTTAGTTTCATCAGTAAGATTACTTCTATCCATTTTATTAATCATTTCAATTTCATCTCCAAATGTACTTACTTCAAGAATTAAATTCATAAATCTAATACGAAGTTCTGGAGAAACTATAATACTTGCTATAACATCAGGATTATCAATAGCTGCATATCTAAATTCTTCAATAGTAAAATTATCAATAAGTTCAAGTAATTGTTTAGCTTTTAAATTATAATACTCTTTAAGTATTTTAGTAGAATTAACTTTATTATCTTCAATACTACGAGCACTATTAATATTGATTTTATTATATCTAGCACGACTAATATAAGATGAAGCTAATTGGTCATTACGTCTATTTCTTGCAACAGTCATATTACTATAAGCACGAACATTTAATATACCTAAATCACTTAATCCAGTAACTTCTTCAGTAGCAGATAATTCAGTATCAGAAATAATAACAGAACTTTTTCTTTTATTTAACTCGTCAATGCGTTTTTTATCACTAATTCTAATAACAATATAAAAATCATCAAAAGTATCAGCTTCATTAGGTAATCCATCCATTATACGTTCAATATCAGCTTTATATTCAGCAGCAACTTTTCTCTCATTTCTTTTATATTTAGCTCTACTAAATTTTTGTCTTTCAATAGAATACCAAGTTTCAGAACCTTCTTTATTAAGAATTAATTGAAATGATGGAACACGAGGTTTAACAAATTTATCATGAAGATCATTAACGCCCGGAGTACGAGATGGAAGATAAAATATTTTAGTACTTAATCTAGCATTATCATTAAATGTCATTTTAATATTTCTAATTAATGCAGAAATAGTAGGATTATTAGTAGAATCTTTACCAAGATTAGATAATTCATGAGGATCTATAGGAACACCAATATATTTTTTCTTTTCTATTTCACTTTGCTTATGACCACGAGTATAATATATTTTCTTTAATATTTCAGTTCTTTCAGCAACAGCACCATCTAAAGCATAAGAATTTAATTTCATATCATTATATAAAACCATATAATGACCAGAAGAAATAAATTCTCTATTACGAATATTAGTAGATGTTTCTCCGTATTCAAAACTATCAAGTTTATTAAGAGGATATAAAAATAAATTTTTATCAAGACTACTATTAGTATTCCATAATATCTTATATAGGGTAGAATTATTATTTGCACCAATTAATACAATATAATTATTAATTGTATAATTACCATCACTATCTTCTTTAATAATGCCCATATTTTTAGCAATATTAAAATCAGTTTCATTAGTTAAATCAAATAAATAAGTTCTAAGACGTTCTTGACCTTTAATATAATTCTTTTCATAACTACCATTAACTTTTTTAAGTCTATGAACAGGAATAAATTTATTAGTAGTATGAGATCTAATATATTGTTCATAAAGACCAACACCAAAACAATAATCAGCATTTATATAATTAATTTTATGTCTTGAAAAATTAGCAATATTAGTACCACCTTCTTCTAATGAAGTATATAAAGCCTTATTAGATATAATTTTTGATACACTATTTATAGAATAATTATTACCTTCAACAATATAAGCATATTTAATTAAATCTAAAGCTGCATCACGAACAAGTCTATTAGAATTATTAAATGCTTCCGTAAATAATTGATGTATATAATCAAGATTTACATTATCAGCATTAAATAAAATTGTTTGTTGACTTATACCACGATTATCATTAGCATTTTGAGAATAAAGATTTACTTTAAGATAATTAAATATATTATCAGAACCTGTAGCATATCTTTTAATAATTTCTACTTTTTGTGCAGGACTAAGTTTTCTAAACTTTTCATATGTAGCATCACTTGGATTAACAACATCATAAGGATCAAATTCTATATCATCAGTAAATCCATAACCAAATATTCTTGCTTTATATTCAAGAAGTTTTTCTTTATTATCAGTAGATTCACATACAATTTTTCCATCTTCACCAATATAAGATTCATATTTAAGAACTGGATCATTAAAATTAACCATATAATTAATAACATATTTCTTAAAATCATTATATGTAGATTCATCAATTTTTCTATTAAGAACAATTTCAAGATTTTTAATAGCATCAACAAATTCTTCTCTTTGAGTAGGAAATACTTTACTATTTAATAAATAACTTGTAGAAGTAGCATATCTAAGAAAAGCATTTGCTGTAGGATATGCACTTTGTCTTTTAGAATTACGTTCTAAGAATTTTTGAATACCTTTTGTAATATTATAATGATTAGCATTTCCATCTATTCCTATATTATCAACATCAATAAAATTAATAGTACTTGATCCAGGATAAATACTTTCAAGAAGTTCAACTTCTCTACTAATTTCATTTTCATCTTTTACTTTACATTTAAGAATACTAGCTATACCATCAGTATAAATATTATTAATATCTTCAAATACTTTATAAGTTTGATATAAAGTTTGTTTAGCACCAGATTTATCAAGATTTAAAACTCTACCATGACGTTCAATAATATTAGATAATTCTTTAATATTTTTGAACATATAAATTTGCTTAATTTGTTTATAAATAGAAATAGCATCATTGGAAGTATTTAAATACATTTCTGTAATTTCATCTGAATTAATAACAATATCTTTTGCTTCTTCGATAACATCAACTTTAAGTAGAGAATTAAGATTTTCTATGATTGTTTCTATAGGGGTAAATTCATTAACTTCACCGAAATTCTTACCAAGTTTTTTACCATTAAGTTCAAATCTTTTAGCTAATTCTTTAATAGTATTTGTAATAACATTACCATTAACACGATTAAATGAACTTTCACTTTTAAAGAAGACATTACATAATTCAGTAATAGCAGGCTGTCTAAGCCATAACATTGCAGTATAATGATCAGTACCTAAATCAAGTAAAGTTTTATAAGCACCAAAAGTTAAAGTATTTTCATTAGGAATAGCACCTTCTTTAACAGCATCAAGAATATGAGCAGTAGTTTGAGAACTATATGCAGTAATTAAATATCCAACAACATTACGATTATTTTTACTCCAAGCAAGTTGATCATGTACAACTTTAATCATTTGTTTAGTAGGATGATTAGTTCCTTCAGGTCCTACTTCTCTACCAGTTACTGTATCAATATTAACTAATGTAGCATTATATGCTTGAGATATTAATTCTTTATTATATTTTGCAGGATCATAATAAATAGTTATTTTACGTTCTTTTGGAGAAATAGTAGTTTGACAATAATTATTAATACTATTAAGATTATCTCTAGTAACACTAAATGCTTTCAAGGCAAGACCACCAATAGCATTACGTCTAAATTGTATTTGATCTCGATAAGAATATACTTGTCTATTTATTTTATTACGTACATCAACTTGATCAATAAGTTTATTAGCTTCACTAATTCCATCAAAATTACTACGAAGGAAAATTTCTTCAGCATTTTTAGGATCTTGAATAATATTAATACCAGCATTAATCATTCTGTTAGTTCTAGCTTTACGACTATTTTGTCTTTCAACAGATAATTTACTAAATTCTTCAAGACTCATTAATCCGCTGAGTTTAGCACGAGCTTTTATATTACTAATATATTGTTCTTTAAATTTATCATTAAGAATATCTTTAATATCATCATAAATAGAAACTTTAAAATTATAATATTCTTGAAGAGTATCAGCTATCTTTTTATAATGTTCAAGAAATTTATTAGTATTATCATCTCTATTAATACTATTAAGAAAACTAATAACATGATTAACTTTTATATAATATTTTTCACTACTTTGTAAATGAGAATTAATAACTTTCTTTACATTATCCGGAAGATTATTATATAATTCAGAATCTTGACTAATAAGATCTTTAATAAGATTTTTATAATAATCATCAGATTCTTTTTCATCATGTAATGCTAATTCATATTGAAGTTGAGTAATAGCTTCTCTATCTTCACGAGTAACAGCAATTTTTGTTTGTCTAATAGCTTCTTTAGTAGAATTTTCACGAACATATATAATATATCTTTGTAATATAGAATCTTCATTAGTACCATCAATATAAGGTATTTCTTTAACAATTCCATTCTTATCTTTATACAAATATTTCATCATAGTATAAATAGAGTCAATATCAAAGTCAGCACCAGTTTGAGTAACCCAACCATCAGGAACAGCAATAGTACTACCATAAGCATCAGGTAATAATCCTACAACTTTAAGAACAGCAATAGATTGTTTACCTTCAGTAGGAATACGATATCCAATCATGGTATTATAATTACTATTAACAATATCTTCTTCACTTATTCCTATAAGTTCTGCAGCCCAACGAGGCATTTTAACTTCAATAATAGGCTGACCATCAGGATAATATCTAAGACGTTTAGTTATACCACGAAGATTATCTCTTTGTTCTTGAGTAAGATTTTCTCCATCATTAACTTTAAGTTTACTAGCATGCAATCCACTATCAGTAATTTGAACTAAATGACCACCATTAATTTTTTGTATAGTAATATGATTATTAATAATAGATTGAGCAATATTTTCAAGTTTATTACCAACAATATTAGCAAATATAGGCATTATCGTTTCTCCAAGATTATTACCATCTTTATCGATAGTCATATAATCAAGAAGATTTTCATCAGCACCAAGTCTTCTAAGTTCACGAAGACCCATTTCATATAATTTAGAAAAATCTATAGCATAACTTCCATCAACATTAATAATATTATAATCTTTATCAAATTTAACTCCTAATGATTCACAAAGATTATCAAAGCTTTCTTGAATATTAGCAATATAACATGCAATAAATTGATTACCTTCAGATCTAGTTTTATTAGAAATATTATCAAGAATTTTTTTCATAATTTGAACACCAGCTTTATTTTGAGCATTTTTAAGGTGTTGAGGAGTTTTACTTTGTTCATATAAGAAAGTATAACTATAATTAGCTATAACTCCAGGTTGATGTAATTTAGTATCAAAATCAGGATTATTTAAATCAACTAAATCATCATTAGCATCCCATATATGAAGAACATTTGAATTTGAGGCTTTAGATGTTTCTTTAGTATTAAGCTGATCAATATCATTATCAATCATCCATTGAGCCATATCAGCAAGTTGAGTACCTTCAAGAAGTTTTGGTATAAGAATAAATTCAGCATTTTTAATCTGACGAGGACGATGCATACCAATAACTTTATCTCCATAAAGATCATAATAATAGTTCTTTACAGCTTGAATAAATGATTGAAGTTCTTCAGCATTAATATTTTCTATAGGAGTATCATCAAGTAATTGAGCAATAAGTTTTTCATATTTAGGATAATCTCCTTTTAAAACAATACGACGAATAGCTTCATAAATAGATGTATAAGACTGGGCATCATCAACTTTAGTAACTTGTAATTCATATGGAATAGGTTTTCCATCTTCTTTAAGTCTTGCTATTTCTTCAGCTTTTTCAGGTGTAATATAACCAAATGCAGAAGTAATTTGATTAGCTAAATCTTTATTACATCCAGCAGAAATTAATCTGTCATATATAACTTTTGCATCGCGAACTCCACGAATAATATTTTCAACAACAATAGCACGATATCCAGTACGAAGAGTAAGTGGAATATTTCTTCCTTTACGGGGAATCATAATTGTATTCCCTTCAGCACTAATTGTTGTTCCATCTATATTAGTAACTTCAGATCTAAAAGGATTTACTCCATGTATAAATTTTGTTGAATAAAGACCATAAGCAGAACCACCAGCTTGATTTTCTTTAAGTCGTTTAATAATACTTTTAGCATTAGGATAAAATTTAAAACTTCCTTGAAATAAATCTTCAGTATTATTTATAAATATAAAATAATTAGTAATAAAGTCAAGAACATTATTTTCTGTAACATTATTACCCATATCATTAAATAAATCTACAAGATATTTAGCTTCAGTTTCAATAAATGCATTAAACCATTTAATAATAGCTTCATCTAATACATTATTAAATTCAGGATCAGAAACTACAAGTTTACCTTCATTATTAAGACTATTGATATCGGTAACATCCCCCGTAGAGGATATGTCAATAACATCCTTCAACATATCATTCATGCTGACAACAGTTCCGTCTGGAAGAGTAATATCATAAAGTTTCATTAATTTAAAAGCATTACCAGTATATTTTCCATTCTTTTGATAATTACCATTTTTATCAAGAATATAATTATCTAAATCAAATCCGGGTTTAAGATTACCTTCAGCATCAAACATTTTAGAACGGATACGAAGTGCTTGTTCAATTTCGCCTATAACATAATTACGAAGTATATTAAATATAACACTATTTCTATTATATCTTATCTTATCTTTATTATTAGCTTTATATTCTTCAGCCCAAATAGTTTCAAATCTTTTAATTAAAGCATCATCTTGTATTTCATCATTAGTTTGAACATTATTATAAAATTGAATATTATTAGTAGTTTTTACTTTAATAGTTGAATCAAATTTAAATCCTTTAATATCAGATTGATCAAGTTCAACTTCAATTAAAGCTGAATAAGCAATATCTTTAATATTTCCTGTTGGACTATAACGTAAAACATAATAAGCTTTTGTACTTGCATTCTTTTGTATAGTAGCTTTATTACTAGTAGTTGAAATAAGATTTCCTTTATCATCAATAAATATTAAATTATTTGTATTAACATTTACTTCATTAGAAGCTAATACAGACATTATTTTAGTAGTAAATCCAGAAATAGAAGTAAATGATTCTCCGACTCCTCCTTCATTCGGACTATTAGTACAAGCTTTAATAGTTATATTTCCGTTTACATTAGTAGGATCAGCATTAATAACTCTAAAGAAATTTTCTTTACGTTGTTTTATATAATTATTAATTTCATTTTGATCATAACCAATAAAATCATCAATAGCATATCTTGGCATTTGACAAAAATAGTTATTTGGAGCATCAGCAGGAATGGGCATAGCATAAAATGCTGTAGGTATATTTGCAGATTCATCTCCTCTTTTATTATATTTAAAATAACTATCTATACCTTGTAAGAAAGTATTAAAACATAAAGCAAAATAATCATTATCAGACATATTATTATACATAGAATTATTACCTGTCTGATAATTTTTAATACCACCAATTTTAAAAAATCTAATTAAATCTTTAGCATAAGAAGTAGGTCTATATCCAGTATCAGTTTTTTCAAATAATCCGTATATTCCTTTACTTGGATCAGCAATAAGAATAGAACTATAATCATATTCAGAAAATTCAAGTTTTTCTTCCATATAAGCACGAAGACTTTCTTCATCTTCAAATGTTTCTTGTAATGTAAGAATATAATTATTATATCCAACATCACTAGACATATTGCCTTCTACATTAGAAGAATTAAACTTAACATCACTTTTAACATATGGATCAAATAAAATAGCAATATCATTAATAATATTATATAAATTAGTAAGATATTCAATATCATTATTAAATTCTGGTCTACGAGGAGGTGTAACTTTAATATTCGATAGCATCAAGTCTTCTAAATATCTATCATATTCTTTATAATAATCAATAAATTTATTACGATTTTCAGTTTGTACTTTATTATATTCTACACGAGCAGTTAAAAATCCATTATAAAGAGTTTCATAAATATTAATAACACTATTTAATCTATCAATTTTATTCTTATAAGTTTTTCCTCCATTAATATATTTATCAATACCATCAACTCTAAAATCAGGAAAATATTGTTTAAAAATATATTGTAAAATACTAACACCTTCATTAATATAATTTTCAGCAGAAATATCAAATTCAGATTTAACTTCAAATTCAGAATTATTATTAGAAGAATCTACATATTTATATAATTTACCAAGTTCAGTTTTAATAGTATTAAATCTATCTTCATGATTTTCAAGTGAAGCATCTTCTATACTAAACTTTAAATCATCAATCATATTATAAAATAAAGTACGAACAGAACTATTACCATTATTACTTTGATGAACTCGAATATTACCATAATTAGTAACTGTTAATTCAGAAACATTAACGATAGGTTTTCTAAATGTATAAAATATTTTATAACCAAAATTAGTAATATTACCATTTTCATCAACCATATCGTTATATAAACGAATAAATCCAGCAAATTCTTTTTTATTATTAGCAAGTTCATATACTCTTTGAACAAAACTATAAATATTTCTACCAGCATCAGTAGTAGCTACCATATTAAATAATTCAGTACTACATTCCTCATAATTCATAGATAAAATACAGCCAAGAGGATTATTAGTATCAAAATTATAAATACCATCTTTATAAGAAGTATCAGCTAAACGAGGAAGAAAATTAAAATAACTTTTAATTTCAAGATCAATAAATTTCTTAAAATTACTAACATCATTACCAAAATCCCATTGAGCATTAGTACGAACTTCAGAATTACTATTATCAGAAGTAGTATTATCAACATCATCAATAGAATCTATGTCCCCATCACCTTCCTCTACAGGGGGATTTACACTATCTGCCTCTTCTTTAGAATTTTCAGCAAAATCATAAGTTCCATCTTCATTATAAACTAAATCTGGATCTTGAGTAATATCATATTTAGAAAATAATTTACTTACTTTAGCATTATTTTTAATATATTCGATAAAATTATAATCAAATAAAGATAGAAAATAAGTTATATAATTATAATCTTTTAAATCAGTATCATCATTTCTATCAAGATTAGCTAAACAAACATAAGCAATAGCTTTTTCATTTAAATCAGGATCATCTTCTAATTTACCTTCATCTATTAATCTATCATAAATATCATATAATTTATCAATAGCAACATTTCGCATTTCATGAATAATAACATAAGGATTATTAGCATTTTTATCATTATTAAAAATAAGATCATTATTAATAAAAGATGCTACATAAGCAAAATGTTCACGAGCTGTATTAGCAACACGAGCATCAGTAAATAAAGTTTTACTAATACTTGATTGCTCTCTACTAGAAGATGCAATATCAAGATAAAATCTATTATAAAAAGATCTAATATAATCTTTAAGTTTAGAAGCAGGAATTTTAGTTACAAGTTTTTCTCCTTCTTTAAGATTTATATTAAGTTTCTTTTTAGTAAGAAAATCATTAAATTGTTCACCATATACCATGTTTGCAAGTTTGAATCCAAGACCTGCATTATTGTCAGCTATAGCAATAATAGCTTTATTGACATTTTCATCATTGGCATATTTAACTACACAATTAGCCATATTGTATATAAATTTTTAAAGTTTAGCGAGGCATTTTCAGCCTCGCTATTGAATTATTTCTATTGAGCTGATTAATTGTATTAACAATGTAAAACAATCTCTCCAGCGTAAAGTTTCCTAGTAAATTCGGCACGGTCGGCAGGTGCAAGTTGGTATACTAACTGACTAAAGTCCGGAATAATGACTTCGCTACGTTTACGATTACCATTAGCATTACCATATTTAGTTCTAGGTCTTCTATTAGTAGAAGTACTTTTTGTTTGATTATTTTCTTGTTGAGTATTAACATTCGGAATATTACTAGGTGCTATTTCTTCACTTATAGAATTAAGTATAGATATTTCTTTAGCAAGATAACTTCTATCTTTAATATCAATATCAAAGAGTTTAGCAATAAGTTTAAGAAACTTAGTCCAAAAACTATCTTTTTTATTCGTATTTATGTCACCATCATAATTAAATTCATTAAGAATATTTGTTAATGGAAGATTAGTAATAGTTTCAGTAATAAATTCTTCAATACCAACTAAATTAATTTCACCAGTATCATTAACAAATCCTTTACCTTCTATAAATCCATTAACATCAAATATATTTTTATATTGATTTTTAATATTTTGTGAATAAACATTTCCATAATATTTTGAAAGACCATCTTGATTAAATAATAAATCATATACTTGTTTAGCAAATTCATTAATTTCATTAGCTAATCTTTCAGCATCATTATATTTATCTTTACGATTTCTAAATTGTCTATGAATATTTTCATGAATAAGTCTTGTAATAACATCTCTTTGATTAGCCGTAGGATTATTCATTAAATGAGTTAAAAGATTTTTAGTAATAGAAATAGTATCAGAATTAAGATTATATTCAGCATAAGCATCTGTATTATAATAATTTCCATATTCATCTAAAACATGAATAAAAACTTCATCTGGCAAAATACTTATACCTTCAACAGTAGCATCTAAAACATTTCTATAATTAGGTGTTAAAGTATCAACAAATTTCTTTATATCAAATGTTTCATTTTTATCAGTATTTAAAAGAGTATCTGCATTATTATAAACATTTTGTCCATTAATAGATTCAGCAGTATTATCTATAACATTAGTAGTATCTATAGGTCTAGTACTAATTTGTAATATTCTATTTTGTTTTGGATTATCAGGATCAGATATAAAGTTACTTCCATTATCCTGTCCTACAGGTATATTAGCAATTCCTTCTTCAATTATAAAATCAAGATAGCTATTATATTCTTTTTCAAATAAAGTACCAATTTTTACTTTAAATTTACCATTTGTTTGTTTACTAACATAACTATTATTTGCAACTACATTTTGAGTAAACTCTCTACTAACAGCAAATCTTGCATAATCAAGTAAAAAATTAACAGCTTCTCCAAAATCTTCTTTAGCCCAATTATAAGAACTTTTTCCAAATTTAGCACCATTATCTCTAATAGCGTTATAATAAAGATTTATACCACCATTAACTTTATTTTCAATATCTATTGTAGAAGTATTATGTTTAAATATAGTAATATTTGCTTTTTGAGAATAAACAGTATTTTGATAATAAGCTGGAATACTAAGAATAATTCTATCATTAGTACCATCATCATCAGTTACTTTAAATAATCTAATATCAGAAATTAATTTATTAATTCCAAATAAATCACTAAGTTTTTTATATAGAGTTTCAAAATCTAATGCTTCAGCTTGATAATCGGATAATAAATTTGTTACTTCAGCAGCAACAGCTGTTTTAAGAGTTTCATTATCATTTGTATTTGTAGAATATAATGGAACAACTGAAGGGGAACTATTTCCATTATTAATTAATAATACAGGAGCATCACCAACACGACCTTTACTTGTAATATGTCTTCCAAATCCTTTTAAAGAAGTAGTTGTACCATTTTCAGTAGTTAATGTTTCTCCAGTAAATACTCCTAAATTAAGATTATATCTATTATTATTAAAATTAACTATAACTTCTTTAATTGGTTTAGGTTCATTAGACGTAATTAATGTACCATAACTAAGTCTTGTAACAGAATAAGGAATAGCAGTACTATTACTATTTTCTAATTGTTGTACTTGATTATATACATTATTATAGTTAGAATAAATACGTTTTAAATAATTACGATAAGATTGTAAATTAATAGCTCTATTATCACTAAAATCATATTTAAATACTCCATAAAAACTATTAATAATATTACTGATAATAACTTTAGGAGTATGAGCATATATTCCTGTTCTATAATTATCAGAAAGAGCATTATTTACAAATAATTTAAAACTTTCATGATTAGTTATATAATTAATATCTTCTTCAGATTGTTCATAATTTATAATAATTTTATCACCAACTCTTTGAGCATGTTCAATAATTCTAAGAAATCTTTCAGCAAATTCTTTATTACTTTCTTTACCATCATATAAAGTTTCAAAAATAGAATCAAGATTAGATTTATAATTAACTCCATTTTTATAAACACTTATATTATAACCACCATATTTACTTTTAAAATAATATCCAGTATTATCTTCTGTTCTTGTAGGAACAATATTAGAACCAATAACTATCGCAGTTTTATTTTCAGGATCAATAACAGAATAATTTATACCATTCGCTGTTCTTGAAATATAAATAGGAGTATCAGTAGTTAATAAACCTCTTTTAACAACATCATTAAAAGACTCTGTATAAATATTTACACGAGAATCATTAATAGCATCTATAGTTATAGTATTATAATCTTGTCCATCAGGAACACTATTAACTTCATCAATTAATCTTAATATAGTTTCATCACTAAGATAAGGAATATTATTTACAATACGAACTTTTGAAGATTTATAATTAGCATTATTAATATATTCAATTATAGCATTATAATAAATACGAATAGAAGAAGGATCTTTAACTCCATTATGAATTATATATTTTAATATACTTTCAATAGAACTATATCCAAGAGATTCTTCAAGAATATGACGTTCTTTAACATAACTTTCAATAAACTCTTTTACAGCATTATATACATCTTCTTTTCTTTTAGTAGGATCATCAGCAGAATTAGCATAAATTAATTTACGTTCATCAGTAAGAATAAAATTACTACTTCTTAATTGTAACTCATCAATATAATATTGAAGTTTATTTATACCAGAAACTCCTTTAATTTCAACAATTTTACGAGCAATAGGAGTAATAATAATAAAATATTTATTTACTATTTCATCAATAACATTTTGATCTGTAGTATGTTTTTTAAGTTCTTCTATAATATCATTTTTAACTTGATCAGCATGAGTATTTTCCCAATATGCTTTATCTTTAGTTCCTGCCCAAGAAGCAATAGTTTTAGAATGTATTTGTACTTGTTTATCTAAATTTTCTTGATCAATTCTATCATTATTAGCTTGAGCATTAAGAAAAGCTTCTGTTTCAGGATCAGGATTTTCTACTGTTTCTCCAGCTTGAGTTTCAACAGCTTGAGTTTCAGGAGCAGAAGCACGTTCTGCATTAGTTAATAATTGATCTCCAAGCTTTTCTTCAGTACCTACGTGAGTTTGTGAAATATTCCCCGTAGAGGAAGTAATAGTGGATGTTGGATCATCAACCCTTCTATTACCAGTTTCTACAACATCTGGATTAGGTGTTTCAGGAACATTTTCTCTATTAATAGGTTCTCCATTTACAGTAGCTTGTGCAGCTTGTTTTCTTCTATTATCTTCATCTTTTATAAGTTTAACAATACTTTCGAGAACAGGAGCATTTATATCACTATAAATATCTAATCTATCAAATAAGTCTTTAAGAGTAGTTTTAACTTCATCAGGAAGATTAGTATTTTCAATATTATCTATATTATCAACTAAATCATTTAAATTAATATCTTTACGTTTAAGAATACGTTTAATAGTATCATATGCTTTTTTATATTCTTCTTGTCTATATGCTTCATAAAGATTAGAATAATATTTACTAGCTTCTTGAATTTCTTTACTTGTATTATAAGCAGAAGATTCACTTTCAACAGCATATAATTCATTAGCAATACTTTCAGTAGCAAGTTCCGCAATAGAAGAATCAGCAGAATTTAAAGTATTTAAAGCACTATCATTATTTAAATCTGTAATTAATATAGGATTATTATTTATATCTCTAGGAATAAGTTTTTCTAAAGCATCAATTTGTCTTTGATATTCTTTTTTAATTAAAGCATTACGTTCATTATCTATTTTAGCTTTAATATTAGCTATTTTACTTTGAATAGCAATATTTCTATATTCCTCATAAGCAGCATTAATTTTATTTTGTTTATCTTGATCATTTTTGAATTTATCACTAACAGCATTATTAAAACTTGCTTTAGATTGATTATGTTCATTACGAAAATATTCACCAATAAGTTTATCTTTTACATTCTTTAAAGCAATTGTTCTAACAGCATATGGACTTACAGAACTATTAGCAACATTACCTATTTCATATTGATATTTATCATAAATATAATCAAATCTATCTCGAAGATATTTCTCTCTATGTTCATCCTCTACGGGGAGATAATCACTAAGTTCCTTAAATACAGAAGTATTATCAACCATAGCTTTAAGTCCTTCCATATTACCTCTATCGGAAGCATTAGCTACTAATTCTGCAAGAAAGTTATCAGTAGTTATTTTTTTAAGACTATTCTTTTCAGTTTCATCACGTAATGCAGCATATTGAATACCATCAGAAGTGTTTATAGTTTCATAAGGATTAAATCCTCTATTAATAATATCCATATTATTATTATAATTCTGAAACATTAAAGCACGACTTTCAATTTCTTGTATTCTACGAACTTCATTAACTTTTTCAGCACGACGAAGATTAAAATTCTTAATTATATCAGGATCGTTTTTATGTTCTTGTTCCCATCTATAATCATCCCATTTTGCAAAAGCTTTTGCTCCACCTGTACTAAGTCCTTGAAAAGCAAGACCTCCAAGCCATCCCCAAAATCCAGCTTCAAGAGAGTGAGGATCTCCAAGAAGTTCATCATACCCACGAATAACTTGGTTAAGATCTAATTTATTTTTAGCAATATCTGAAGCTGTTTGTTGAGTTGTATATTGCCACATTTCTTCAAGACCTTCACTAGCTTCAATAGCAAGTATTTTATAATCAGTATGAGCAGCTATATCAAGAAATTTAGCAAAACCAGTTTTAGGTTTAAAATCAGTTTTATTTAAAGTAGCTTGAAGTTTTCTTTCAGCTTCACGAGTAGCAAAAGTACTTGGCATATTTTTACTAATACCTTTCCATAATCTACCAGCAGCTTTAAGTTGAGCAAAATCAAATAAAAGAACCCACATATCATCTTTAAATACTTGATCAGCTCCTTCTTTAGCCATTAACTTAGCAATATCTTCATTAGATAAATTAGCATATTTAGGATTACGTTCATCAAAAGCTTTTCGTTGTTCTTTAGTCATATTATTAAGAGCATCAAGAGTATTCTTTTCTATTTCATCATGCGTATCACGAGCTTCCATATAATTTTCAGTAGTACGCATAAGAAAAGAATGTATTCCAGTTTCAGCAATATCTCCAGCTTTAACAGTAGCTCTGTAAGGATTAAATAATTTACCTGATCTACTTATAGTTTTAAGTATATTTGCAGTAGCTTTATTAACATTAAGTAATCGACTTAAATAACTAACTCCTTTAGCTACACCACCACCCGGAACAGCTAATGATACAGTACTAGCAATGCTAACAGCATTATCCATCCACCAAGCAAAATCATGTGTATCAAAAGGTTTATTTGGATTCTCTCTAATTATAGGAGCAAATTCTTTAAGATTTTCTTGTAATCCTTCTATATATTCTGTAAATTGATTTGTATAAGGACTATCATATTTAATAAAATTTTCAGTACCAGCTTGAAATAAATCACTTGCTCCACGTATAGTTCCTAATAACATTTCATTACCAACAGCTCGAACAAGAAAATTACCAAATTGAGAAAGATGACTTTGGTTCATAGCTGCGATTTTATCAAGTTCTTCTTGTGTATTTATAGGATTTGGAGCAATACCTCTTTTAATTAATGTATCAACATCAAGATGATTTAAATTATAATTCTTTTTAGAAAGAATATTTCCAACATCACTTCCATAATCATATGCATTAGCTATATTATTAGAAACAACGGTCTTAGGAAGAAGAGCTTTTTCTTTCTTAGTAAGACCTTGTTTCTTTAGCATAGGATTAGGAATAGTTACACCTTGTAACAAAAATTTACCTAAATCCATATATTATTGAGTTATTGGAATACCGGCATTACTTATAATAGCGGCAGCAGCCATAGTCGGATTAATTCCATAAATTAAACTTAATTCTTGAGCAATAGAATTGACAAGATATTGAGCACGAATAACAGTTTGTTGATCTCCATATCCAGCTTGTATAAGTTTACCAGCTTTAATGAGTTCTTCAAATTCAACACTAGACTTTATTAAAGCTTCAGCTTGATCTTGATTTATAATTGTATTTGTATCATTAAATCCAGAACTAAAAGTAAATGTACCATTTTTATTCCCTTTAAGTCTTAATGGCTCACCAAATAAACTTTTTCCGTTATAAAGAGAAATAGTATTACCAACTTGATCCATAACATTAACAGTACTTACAGCTTTAACACCCGGATCTCTTTCAATACTTTCATTTACTTCATTAGATAATAATCCGGGAACAAAAACACTAATATTTTCTGAAGTAGAAAGATCATTACCATCATAATCAGTTCCTATAAGATTTTTACGCATTAACTTACCTCCACTAGATGACATTAAAGGAAGAGCATTAAATAAATATCCAGAACCTACTCCGCTTGCAATAGCAGGAGTTTTATATAATGATTTTTTCTGATTAGTTTGTTGAATAGCATTACCTATAAGTATTCTATCATTTGGATCTTTAACTTCAGTAAGAATTTTACCAGTTTTATTATCCATAATATACATAGGACTAAGATGGAATTGATGACTCATAAGTTTTTGATTAAAATTTTCATTTGCAGCTTTACTTAAAGTATTATATGTAGTAGTGTTAATAAGTCCTTTTTGATAACGAGTTATAAGATCACCTTGTTCAAATGTTGTACCAGGCAAAGCAACAACAGGAGTTCTAATATTTATAGGAACATTTTCGGATACAGCTTCTTTAGTTGAAGTTATAGCTTTATCATAAGTATCTCCAATATTACTAAATATCATTTCAACATTACTAGGTTGAGTAATATTATTAATTCCAGGATGAGGTATATTATTTTTAATAGTATTACCTTCTTCATCAATAGTATATACATTATAAGCTTCATTATTAAATAATCTATTAATACTATTTCCTAATCTATCGCCAAGTCTAGGATAATTTTGAATATAACTATTATTTAAAGCTTTAGACATTAATACAAGAGTATTATATTCTTCTTTAGGAATAGAAATTATATGTTCACCATTAGAATTTTCTTTAATTTTAATATTACCAAGATTATTATATCCATCTACTTCATTACCATCAATAATAGATTTAAATGTAGCATATACATTAGGATTTCTAATAAGAATATTTAAAGCTGCAGCATTTTCTCCAAATATATTATTAATATCATCAAGTACTTTATCATCATATTTACTTTTTCCTCTTTCTAAAGTTCCACCATTTTGTATTCGTGTAACAAAATCAATATCATTCTTTTGAGTTTCATTTAATCCTTCAACAGCATCATTATAATCATTGCTAGCAGAAACTACATTATTATAAATAGAATATAATTGTTCAGCATATTGTTTTTTATCACTACCTTTATAATTTTCAAGTTCAGTTTTAATTGCAGTTTCAATAGTATTATAATCTGTATCTCTTGTAAAATTATATTTTCCATTAGGATTAAGAGTATTCAACATTGTATTAATATTAGTAATACCAGTAGTTCGTCTTTGTTGATAATTACTTACCATATCAACACCATATTGAATTTGAGCAACAGGACCATTAGCAAAATAACTTGCGTAATTAGTTCCATTTCCATATCTTCCATTAGTTGCATTACTTAATCCGGCTTTATAAGTGGCAAGACCTTTACCCATTGTTCTTTTAGAAATAGTTTGTGTATAAGATGCAGCATAAGCAGCATTATCTACACGTCTTGCAATATAATCTTTAAATGATAATGTAATACCATTTGGATCAGTTATACCATAATTAACTTCAGGATTTTCAGCATGACGATATTTAGCAATTTTATAATCTTGCATAACACTAGCCATAGCACCAGGAGTAGCTTCAAGATAAGCCATTATACCAGCTTTAATTTTATCAGGACCAAGTCTAACCCAACTATTTGTAGTATCATCATAATATTCACCATCAACAGATTTTGAAGTATCAGTTGTTACGTTTCCATTAGCATCAATAAATCTTATACTATTTCCACTAGCACTATCTGGTTTTGCAGAAGTTATACCAGCTGCAATAATTTTACCAAAATCAATACTTTCAGTCCAAGTTTCTTTAGGTTCCCATGAATTACCACCAATTACTTTACCAGTTTCATCAACTTTATCTTTATAAGCATAAGGATTTGCTTTTCTATAGTAATCTTTATAATCTTCAGAAAGATTACTAGCATTTAGTGCATTTAACCATTCTTTTCTTTGAGCTTGATATCTAAGTCTACCAATCATACCAGGATCAGACTCAATATCTCCAATAGCTTTATTAACGTCATCCAAAGCAGTATAAGCGTTTCCATAAAGCATATTATTGTTAAGAGCACTATCAATTTTTGCAAATTGTTGTTGTCTCCAAGCATCTTCTTCAGGAGCTAAATCAAGCTGGGCTAATTCAGTTTTATACTTACTAGCAGCAGCTATTGTATTTTGATGACCTTGTTCTAACTGATTATAACTTCTTTCGACAATTCCTAAATCAGCAGGAAGAATCATAGGTCTATTAACTACTCGAAATCCAGCCATAATTTATTTAAGTTTAATACGTTTACCACATCTTGCTGTAAATGTAATACCTTTTTGAGTATTTATATATCTACGTCTACGTGGATCAAATTGTACACCATTATCTTCATATATTCTATCATCAACATTAGGATTAGCACCTTGAATATATCCAAGATTGTTATTAAAATTTCTATGTGCTTCTATACGAGCAATAACATCATTAACAGTTCCACTAATATTACCCATTAAATTACCAAGATTATTTGCTTTAGCTTGGTATTTAGCATTATTAATAGTAGCATCTTGAATAGACCATTTATTAAATCCATATGCATTAAGACCATCAATATTAGAATTAAGTTTACGTTCAGTATTAATACGTTCATCTTGAATATTAAATTTATTTTGCCAAGATTTATTTTTAGCCATAGTAGCATTATTTCTTGCATTAATTTTACGAGCTAATGCTGTACTGGAAGATGCAGTATTAGCATCTATATCACGAGAAATATTTTCAACATTACGATTAATTTCATCAATTTCAGCATTATTATTATAATAAGTTTTAAGTTTAAGATGTGGTTGAAGTCTAAGGTCAGGAGATTTAAATTTATTAAGATAAGCATTAGTACCAAAGAAATCACCAAGACCAGCACCTAAATTAACACCAGCACCAATCCAATCTCCTAATGTAGGACCTTCATTAAATTTGTCACGAACAGTACCTTTTAATGCAGCACGTTTTTGTGCTTCAGGAACAACTGTTTTACTAATAGGAGATAAATCTATAGTAGGTTTAGTTATATTAATAGGATTAATTTTAGGAGCTTGCAATTCATCAATAACTCCAGCATATCCATCTTCTCTAGTAAATGCAGCACGTCTTGTTGGAGCTTGTCTTCTAGCATCGATTTGTTCTTGAAGATATTTCATATCTTCTCTACTAAGATTATTACCAAGAGTTCTTAATGCTACTTGAGCACCATACCAATCATCTTCATAAGGTGATTCTAATCCACCTTTAGCTTGTTTTCTACCTCCACATTTTTTAGTCTCACCATAAAAATTATCACCAGTTTTTCCAGCAGGAGTAGTATATAAACCTAATTTTTTATTAGCTTGATTAAATTTATTATTAAAGTCTTTACTATATTGTCTAACATCTTCATGTTTTATAGCACGACCAGATTTAGAATTATATCCAGTTTCTTGACTCATTTTAGAATGTCTATCTTGCCAACGTTTGTGTTCAAAAGCATCTCCATTAGCTATATAATTTAATACATCAGCATCATCTCCAATAGTTTCTCTCCAAGATTTACTTACTTTAGCATCACTTATAGTTTGTTGATTTTTACGTCTTTCGTATTGTTTAAATCCAGAACCTGTTCTAACACCATCAGCTTTAACAGAATCATCTTTTTGAATAACATAATTTGTAACAGAATAAGTATTAGGCTTAACAGATGTTATTCCTTTACGGGGAGTATTACTTGTTCCTGTAGAAGAAGTTTGTTTAGCATTAGGAGTTTGTGTAGTTGTAGTAGTTTGTGTTTGTTCCCCCGTAGGAGAAGATATAGGTGATGATCCAGCACTACCTTCAATATTATCAGTATAAACACTAAATTTGCCAGTTCTTAAATAATATTCTCTATCAGCATTATAATCTCTACCAAATTGCTCTCCAGAACGAGTCATAGCAACAATATCAGCAGGAGAACTAAGTCCATTTTTAACAGCTCTTTCATATTCACCTTCACTATATTGTCTTTTATAAAGACTACGTTCATGTTTAACATTACTTTTCTTTAATTCTATAGGATTTTTAGAATCAATAGAAGAAGTCATTCTATTAAATTCAGCTTTAGAAGAAACAGGACCTCCATTAATAGTATTATATAAATAATTATCTAATATTTTAGCATCAGTTGGAATATTAATTTTATTAGGTTTATCTGTAGTATCTCTTTTAAATGCTATATCAACATGAGGAGTTGTACCTTCTAATTCAATATCTGTGGGGATAGCAGAAACAGGCATACCTCCTCTTGTAGCTGGATTTATATCTCTAAATCTAATAACATCTCCATTAAAAGCTTTTCTTCTACCACCACATTTTTGTTTAGGTCTAGGTGTATAAATAAGACCGTTTTTAACATTTCCATTTATTTGAATCATACCACCATCAGATTTTTTAGAAGGATATACTTCATAATCTTGAATAAGTTGTCTTCTATATTTATGATCTTTAGGAGTTACTTTAAGTATAGCTTTTTTAAGAGCTTCAGCATCTCCTTTATTCATAGCTTTTGCTATTTCAGGAAATGCTTTTCTTATATTACCTTGTTGATAACGAGCTTGTGCAGCAAGAAATCTAGGTCCATGACTAACAGTATCAGCAGAAGCTTGACCATAAATATCTGCATAATTAGACATAATAACTTCATCATCTTTACGAAGATGTGTTACAGCACTATCATTTACGTCTTGAACAGGAATACCTTTTTTAGCTTTCTTAGCAAGTTCAGGATGACCAGATTTAAAATCAATACCAGGACCTATAGTTCTACTATCATAAGAATAAGCTGTATTTCTTTTAATTCCTTTACGATTTGGATTTTCAAATTTATATAAATTTCGAAGAGTATAACCATAAGGTAATTGACCAGTCTTCTTATTAATTGTTTTAGGTTCAGACATATTTGTTTCTTTATTATTGTTATCTTTTGTTATATAATCATACGCTTTAGCAATATTAGGAAATAATTTTCTAAGAGTTTCTTTAATACCAAGTTCAGCTTTAGTTCCATCATCATTTATTTTATTTCTATCTTTAAAATTTTCTTGTGCTTGAAAAACTTTATCTGGATTAGCACCATTAAGAACAGCTTGAGCAGGACTTATATTACCAGTTCCAATTCCTTTTTGAGCAGATAAAACTCTAAGTTCTTTAGGTTTCATCTGAATTATTTCTCCATCTTCAACTTCAAGTCCTGTACGAGGATTTTTACCAATATCTATTCCACCTTGACTATGTTTTCTACCTTTCATATAATAAAGATTTCTACCAAGAGGAATAGCTACACCACCACGAACAACATTAGGAATTTTAGTTTTGTTCATATTATATAATGTATATTGAATGAATTTCAGCCCGTCTAAGACATTATCTTATTCAGGTTGAATAATCCATCTATTTGATATTTTGAGTTTAACAGGAACGACGACGAGTGCCAAATTTGCCACGTTTCCGAGTTCCACATATAGCCGTTGGACGTTGCAAAGCTCCATTCGGTAAAGCCATAGCATCAGTTGTAGCACCATTATTAGGAATATTATTAACATCTTTATTAGTATTAATATTACTCAAAGGCTGAGTTCTAACATTAGGTTTATAAGTACTAAATTGTGCAGCGGGTTTACCAGCTATAAGAGAACCTACTCCACTACCAATTAAATCTCCAGCAGCACTACCAAGTCCACCAGCAATATTTCCAATATTAAATCCTTTTGAAACAGTAGGTGTTACAGATTTAGAAAAAGATTGAAGATCAGAATTAAGTTTATTAATATTCATAGGATTTCCTTGAGCCATACTTGGAGCGGTTAATAATTCAGCACCACCATATTCTTTCTTTTTACCACCACAACCTTTTTTAGCACGACCGCCACAAGCTTTTTTACTTCCACCACAAGCCATTTTAACACCTTTAGATTTATATCTACCACCACATCTAGCAACAAATTTTTCTTCAAATTGCCCAGCAAGTTCAGCAGCAGCTTGAAGTTCTTCATCCATTCCTTGTTTACTTTGCATAACAGCATTAACATAATTTTGTTGCTGTTCTCTTCTAGCTTGTTTACGTTTTGCAATACCTCCAGCAATTCCTTTAATTAATCCAGTAGCTGCACCAATAGCAGCACCTATAAATGCTTTAGGTCTTTCATTACGATTTCTATATTTATTCATCTTACATTACGTTGTTTAGTTACAATACAATCAAGAGTTTCAAATTCAATTCGTTTATTATCTGCATTTTTAAATATAAAACGAACTACAATTTGATTACCATAAATTCTTCTTAATCTATCACTTGGCTCACCTGGATGAGCAGGTATATTATTACGGAAATAATTAAAGTTCCAATTACCAAGTTCAAAATAAGGAAGTTTATATCTATTATAACGATTAACATCTCCTGTAGTATCAAGACTCATATCAAAACTATCACAATATTCATTAAATATACGAAGAATATCACCACTATATCTAGGAAGAAGTTTATTAGCATAGCCAATATTAGTCCATATTTCTTCTTCTACGGGGGTGATTTCATTATCAGGAGAATCAGGCACAAGATACTTATCAAGTTTCTTAACTTTATATCTAATATATTCAAGGAATTTTATAGCTTCATATTGATCATTAAATATAACATCTATATAAGAATCATAATGACTATTACCATTAGCTACAGTATAAAATGTGCCATTACTTTTTGCTTTAGTAAGCATATTATTAAAACGTCCATAATTACTTTCATGATTATATTCATAAAGACTTTCACCTTGAATAAGTCTATTCATATAAGTTCTAACTTTAGTATTATAAGCATATTTATAATTATAATCATGTAAACTTATAAATGTTTGAGTATCATTATGAAAACTTAAAGTATCAACTTTATCGCCATACTCAACACAAACTATAAGACGATTATTATATTTATCATTAGCAAAACGAACTTTATTTGGAAGAACTTTTTCAAACCAAAGACGAACATCTTCGTCTATATATTTAAGTTGTTTTTCATCAAATTTAAAAAATCTATGAAAATCATTATTATAAAATACATAACCAAACTCACCAATAATACTTGCAAATCTATCTTGAATACCAGCAAATCCTTTATCAGAAGTATATACTTCAACATATTTAGTATCAAATGCATCTGGCATACTTAATCGAACATCACGATCTTGAGTTTGAAGAGCAGCAGTTCTATCAAACATAAACATACTATGTTCAGTATGAGCAAGAAGATAAAGTCCAATACCTATAAGATTAACAATTTTACCTTTATTTTCAGTAATAATTTTATAACCATTAGGTTGAAAAGTTCGCCAAGCATTTACATAAGATTCATCTTGAATAACATCACTACGACGAATAGTTTTATCAAATTGAGTAATATTTCTAAGATTATCATCATAAGCCATTAATAATCTATCACTAATAGTTTCATCAGGAAAAACATATTTATACATATCAAGAGTTTGAATAGGCATAACAGGTCTACCCGGAAATAGAACATTAGGACCACCATGAAAATATAAAGAATCATTTGGAAGTTTAGCTATTCGTTTAGTATCTTTTTCATCATCAAAACGTTCTTGATTATTAATATTAAGAATAAATAATTCTTGTTTAGGTCTATTATTAGCAACTTTACCTTCCATAAATCTATGCCAATAACAAATATGTTGAACAAGTCTTTGAGGACTTACAACATTATAAGAACCTTGATTTAAATAATAATATCTACAACCATCAGTACCTTTAACAGTAGTCCATTGAGGATCCCATCGAGCACCAGTTCTTCTAAATACAAGAGTACTATTATATGTTATATGACCAGGATAAGAACCATAAGTATTAAGTTTTTGATCTTCTTCTTCATAATTAAAAAGTTTAATATTATTAATACGAATAAGTTCTTTATTAGGGTTAGTATAAATATTATTATTTAAAGACCATATAGTAGCAATAGCATTACGTTGATAAGTTTGAGCATTAAATACATTTGGATTCTTCATTTTAACACGAGTTCCTTTACCAGCATTATTAGGAGCATCACCTATAAGTATTTCATATTCATCTACAGGATAAATAATTTCATCATAATTGCCAATTGGAGTTACAGCCATAACTTCTGGAAGATTAAGACTTGCACGATATTCAGCAACTTTATTTGTACCTTGATCTTGCCAAAACCCTCTATAATCAAACAAAGCCCATCTAAAACTAATAGCATTAAAATCAACTTTAATTTTATCAGAAGTATTTAAATCATCACTATAAACATAAAGAGTTTTATTAGCATTTTCAGTTGCTTTAGGACCGCCTGTAGAGATATTATTATTGCCATTGTAATAATTAGCTCTACCATTATAATCTCCTAAGAATTTATCATCAAGATTATCAAGATCGTGATTAGTAGGATGATCATCAATATCTTCTGAAGCGTCTGTTTCTGAAGCAAATCCTACAACGCGACTCATAGGTTCAGCTTTTTCATAGCTAAGATAATAACCTATATATCCACGATTTTTAAGTTCATTAATAAATAATTCATCATCAATTACACAATCAATACCAAACACTAATGGAATAGGTCTTTCATTTCCTTGTGCAGTAAAACTATACATAGGAATACGATGAAATGTTTGACCTGAACTATTAGAATAATAACCTAATATAATATTTTCAACATATTGCCCATCATCTTTAATATCAAGTTGAAGTCCATTATTACCTCCATTATTAATAAATTGATAAAGTTTATAATCTCTCCATTTAGAAGGATTATTATTATACATATCAAATATAACAGAAAGTTGTGGATCTGTAGGAATAGGATTAGTAGGAGTTCCATTATTACCATTAAAATAAGAACCTAAAGTAGTATTAAGATCAATATCATATTTCCATTTAGAATTAGAATTAGGAATATGAAATCCATTAGTACTATGACCAAATTTATCAACAAAATGAATATAAAAAGAATAAACTTCTCCAGGAATAAGAGTATTATGTGCTAATCTACTTTCATAACTAAGTCCATAATCAAGCATAGGACTATATGCAGTCATCCAATTAATATCACAATTATATTTAATAGGATCACTTTTATCATCAATAATTATAGTAGCTTGAGAACCAAAATCTTGAGCTATAGCTCCATTTTCAACTAAACATATACGACATCTACTATCATCTCTATTCCACCAAGCAAATTGTTCACGACCAGCTCGCTGACAAAGTATAAATTTATATGCAGGCTTTTTAGTACCATTAACAGTAATTTCTTTATTTCTATCAATACCGAATACTTCATTAAGAGGAACACCAAATAAAGAACCGGGAGTCCAATCTTTACCCATTATTCTATGCCATGCACCATAATCATAACCTCTAACTTTTTCCCATGATTTAACTTGATCAAGTTTATTTCTTCCTTTTGCTTTAGTAGTTGTATGAACAAGATTTGTATCATAACAAAATTCATCCATACAATTATCAGTTCTATCATATTGAGAAACTTTATCTTTAAACTTAACATTAGTTTTTACATATGGAGCATAAGCAAAACAATTAAGTTTAACAAGTTCTTCAATATTAAAACCTTTACCAAATAAACCTATTTCTTTCTCACTAATATTATAATTTGTTTCAGTATAATTACTTATATAATTTCTATTTTGATAATTAATAGTATTACGAACATTATAATAATTATATTTAGTTAAAGTTAATTCATCAAGACTAATATCATAAAGTTTTTCTTTATTAAAAATATATTCATATTCAGTAAGAACATGTCTATCTTCAGTTCTACCAGAACCAGAAATATATCTATCAAAATCAGCAGTTCTATAACATTTAGTAGTATCAAGTCTTTTAATTATAATACCAATTTGATATTTTTGAAAATTAAGATAATCATGAGTACCTTCAAATCTAAATCTAATTTTAGGAAGAACTTTAACAAATTCTCTATCAGCAGAATAAAAATCAACACAACCATATCCATGACCAGATTCATCATCTTGATCTTTATAATCATAATACCAATTATATCTACTTACTTCATTACTTTCAACACTATCAACTGTAATAGGAAAACCAATAGGATACCATTGAGTATAATTACCCCAACAATCAATTTTATAACGAATAAAAAATGTATAAATACCTTTAGTAGCATTACCTTTAATAAGTCCACCCCATGTAACATTGCATATAGGAACTTGTGGTACAATAGCATTTACATAATCAGCTCTATTACCAAATCTTTCACTAATACTAATAGTATCATTTTCAAATTTTCTATTATTAACTTCACGTTCTTCTACATATAAAATTCTACCATCAATACATTCTCCTAAATTAAGATCTTTTATAATATCCCAATCATCAAGATCAAAAGTTTTAAGTGGAACTTTAAGATCAAGTTCATCGGGTTTATAATTAGGATTAACAAATTCTTCTAAATCATAAGGATCTTCAGCAACTTGTATAATAAGATGATTATTAATATTATATGTATATGTTCCTCTAAGTTTACCACCATGATATTTCCATTGATCATTAACAATAATACATTTATTATCAGTTTCGTTATATCTATAAATAGCAGAATCTTTAAATTCTCCATTTAATTGAGGAGTAGTACCTTCACAAACAAATAAAATCAATTCATTAGAAGTAGGAACACATCCAACAATATAATATCTATTACCAAATCTTTCAGATATACGTTGATGAATAACAGTATTAGCACTTATACCTTCTTCATTAACTATACGTTTAAAATCATTACTAATCTTAACATTCTTAGCCTGAATTAAACCATAGTTAGGAACATCGCTAGGATGTTTATTAAGACTAAGTTTTTTAACAATATCAGACATATTATATTATTTATTACGACGACCAAAAGTAAATATCATAAAAGCAGACTTAAATAAGTCATCATTAATAGGTTGTTGAGCATCAAGCAAAACACTACGTTTAACTTTTTCAATATTTACTTTCCATGCAACAAAAGGATTAAGAGCTTCACTAGCAGCAGTTAAAGTCATAACAGGATGTTTATATCCACGTGTAAGCATTTTATACATACACCAATTAGTAATAGCTTCAATAAGTAAACCATTATCAGGAATCTTTGGAACTTCACAATGATAATAATTACTATATTCAGTATCAACATCTAATCTAGCAATAACAATATATGGAACATCAAAATTAAGTTCTATATAATTTCCAGAAATAATATAATTTCGATTAGGAAGTTGATCGCTAGGAATATGTGTATGATGAACACGATGCATACATCTGTAATCATAACTTCCTGTATGTTCAGTCCAAGTAAGAGTTTTATCTGGAAATAAATGAGTATTAACTACTTCACGAGTATGAGATTCAGAAACATGACAACAATCATGGTGATGATGTTCAGTTTCAAATCCACAATCATCAACATGAACATGAGGATAAGGTTCGCAAGTATGACAATGATGACCATGATGATGATGTCCGTGATGATGTATATCCTCTACAGGGGAACAACCACCGTTTCCACATTTATTAAGACCACATCGAGGATCTCCAGCTCTTGGAATTAAACATCCATTAGGATCATAAACTCTCATTTCATCATAATTAAGACAACAAGGACTTAATGCAAGTCTATGATTAACTTCAAGCCTATGACATTTAGGAACTTTTCTAAGACATTTAAGTTGATTCATAGCATCAATAGCCCATGCAGCAACTCTAGGAATCCAATCACTATTATCAGGATTGAAATCATTATCTATCTTAGCTATAATTCGTTCAATAGGAACAACTTTTTCGTTAGCCATAATTTAATATATTGATCTTCTAACTTTAAGTTTTACACCTTTAGCATAATTACTTGATTGATTAGCATCAGGATTTCTAATATATTTTATATATTGTGTTTTATCAAATTCAAGAAGTACATTAAGTTTAAATCTAATATCGCATTCTAAAGCAAATACTTCATTTCTATTAGTAATACTTTCTGCAACTTTTTTATAACCTAAACCTCGAAGACTTTTCTTAACATATTCAGTATGTTCAAATTTATATTTATATTTTCTTGTAATATTACCTCCAGTAAAATCTATTTTATAAATAACATTATCAGTTTTATAAACTATATAAGGAACTCCTTCATATTTAAGACCTCTTGTAGCATATATTTCAGCTTTCTTTTTATCATAAGGTTCTAAACCTTTAGCAATAATTTCTTTTTTCTTTTGATTAGTAGCATTAAAGTCAACTATAGGTTTTGCATTTTCACTACGTTTAAAACGTACAATACTAACATCGCCAATACCATATGAAAAACTATATGCAAAACCTTCAAGTACAGCTTCTTGAACTTTATAATAATAAGCTTTAATTATTTCTTTATATTGAACAAAAGTTATATCTTTACGAATCTTAATTTGTTCAATTATATTATTATAATTATATATTTTCTTAATCGAGGCACAATATTTAATTAATTGTATAATATCAGTTTTAGCATCATCTTCAGATAATGAATTATAAATAGACATAACCTTATTATAAAGTTCTTCTTTTTCATTATAACGACCAATAATCCATTCGATTTTATAATCAGTCAATACAATACCTTTATCTTTATAATAATCAACTTTTGATTTAATATAATCTCGAAATACATTGTATTTAATTTTTTCAAGATGTAATAGATTTGTATAATAAGATAAATCTTTATTACTTGCTTCAATAAAAGATTTATAATAATCTTTAAGAACTTTTTCAGGCTTCATATATTATCCATTTACAATATTATCTTTAGGACTTTCATTTGTTTCATGAGGTATATTAATAATTCCACGTTTAAGAATTAATTCTTTAAGTTGTGGAATCATATCTTCAGGAAGAAGAAATTCATCATCATCACTTACAGGAGTTTCAATCTTACCTTCAAAAGTTTCTTCTGGTACTAGATGAGGATATTCAAAAGGAGCTTCAATTATAACAGCATTAATTTGTGCCAAATCAATAGAGGAATTAGTATAATTAATATAAAGATAATAATTGATAAGATCATAGACAGGCATAGCACACATGCCAGGTAGAGCCTTATAAAATTGTCCACCAGCTTGTTTAACGTGAGCAATTTCAATCGGACTAGCTCCAATAGTACGCACGGACTTAAGAGGAAGATTATCAGTAAACCGAACAGGTTTAAGTATTCTATTTGCACTTCGTTTAACATATTGACCTAATTTAACACCATTTATATCACCTTCAGGAACGTCAATCAAACTAACTTTATACCTCTGCCAAATTTGTTTGTCAATGTATTTATGATTATTAAAACTTTGTCTAATAAGTTCATTACGATGATGTATAATACTTTGACGAATATGGCGACGAAGAGGAATATTATTAGGTTGTCCAACAATATGTGCAATTTCACTTATAAGTTGATTTAAACTACTCATAATTTAATTCCTTTCTAATGCACTAATTCTTGATTCATGATTACTAATTGTAGATTCAAGAGTACTAATTTTATTAGTAACATTTTTAATATCAAATAATTCAATAACTTTAAGATTTGTAGAAGTCAATTTAAATCTAGCAATAACTCCATTATCAATAGCCCAATAAGTATCAATATAAATAGTATCTCCAACTTTATTAATAGATAATGCTTTAGGTTTTCCATAACCAATACTAATTATAACAGCATGAGCTTGCATATTATTATATAATTCATCAATACTTTCAACATACATTATTTCACTTAAATATCTACTAATAATATCACTACTTGTTGTTATACTTAATAATTGTTTTTTAGTAGTAATTTCTTTTGCAGCAACAATACCATATTGTTCAAAATATTCATTGCTATTATTAGCATCAGGATAAGTTTCAGAATCATATTCAAGTTCAATATTATCATGCCAACCAATTAAATGTATATTATAAACTGTAGCTCCTCCAAGACTTGAAAACATACTTGAAAGTTCATTAGCTAATTCAGTTTTAGTTACATAATCACTTAAATCAACATCACCTCCAGTAACAATAGAATCAATTCTTTTATTAATAGATGTAATATCATTTTTAATAGAATTAATAGAAATATTTATAGCACTAATATCAGAAGTATTTTTACTTACATTATAATTAAGTCCATTAGCAATATTTTCTGCATTTTGAGCTTTAAGATTAGCTTGTTCTATATTATAATTTAATTGTTCAATAGTAGCATTATATTGAGTAAGTTTTTCATTAAGTGTTTGAACATCTTGTTCAAGTTTGTCAACTCTATCGGTAAGTCCCCCTGTAGAGGATCCACCACCAGAACCTTGTTCGAGCTTCTGTACTCTTTTATCAATAGCATCAAGACTACTTGTTAATGTAGTAATATTCTCAGTATTAGCATTTATCTTATTAGTAAGACTTTCTATATCAATACTATCAACAATAGTTTCAATTTCATTTACAATTTCAGATAAATCATTAACAGTAGTATTAAGAGTATTATATAACGAACGAAGCTCAACAAGTTGGTTATTAAGATTACTAATTTTAGAAATAGCATCATCAACACCATCAAGTTGAGCTTCAATTACAGTAATGTTATCTTGAACAGATTTAATTTGATTTTCTAATGACTTTATGCTTTGATATAAATCATCATATCCACCAGCAGAACTAGTATTATATATAGCTAATAATCTAAGTCTATTAATAGGACTAATACCGGGAATAGTAAATAAAGCAGCCGCCAATGTAAGAGAATAGTTCGGAGAACCATCATCATTATATACAATATAAGAGAGTTTCTCCGAACTACCAGTAGCAGCTGCTTTAACTTTAGCTCGTTGAATTTCAGCAGCTAAACGCTTAATATCAGCAACAGTTAAAGCAGCCATAACAAATTACTCTTTAGGAGTATAACTAATGTTATTAGTATCGTTGTAAGTCAATTCGCTACCATTAGTATTAAATGGAAGTGTAGCAGAACCTAAATTAACTTTATCCAATTTAGATACCATAGCAATGTTTACTGTACTACCATCAGTCTTAGTACCAACTATACTATCATGATTTGCTAATACAATAGCCTTTCTATTAGGATTCTGTTCGTTAGAAATATCAGTCCACTGAACAGTATTTGCTAAAGTAGCATCCTGTGCAGCATCCTTTTCTTCACGAGCAGTCTTTTCAGCTTCAAGATTAGTATTTGTTTCATTCAATGAAGTCTGCAAATCACCAATCTGTTTAGCCTGACCAGCAATAGCTTCTGCATTAGCAGCAATAGCAGGACGAATTTCATTATTAATACCGCCGTTAATAGTATTGAATCCATTAGCTACATTAGTATTAATGTTTTCAAATCCGTCAGCCATATTCTGATTAACAGTAGCAACAGTTTCGTTCAACAATCTAATATCAGTAACGTTCTTTTCAACTTTACCTTCAAGTTCAGTAACTTTAGCAGCTAAATTTTCGCCAGCAGTTTGAGTTTCTTCAAGACGAGCTTCCATTCCATTTACTTTTTCTTCAAGAGCATCCAAATTAGAATGATCTTCTTCAAACATAGGAATGTACTTCTTATCATTCTCTTCAAGAACTACAAGACGATTGTTAATGCTAGTATTAGTAGCAATAGCTCCTGTCTTCATATCTTCAATAGTCTGGTCAATACCATCGCAACGAACTTTTAATTTAGCGATATCAGTACCATGAACATCATCAGTTGCCTGTAATGTTTCAACAGCAGCTTTCAATGCTACAATATCCTTACGATTAGTATCAACACCGGCAGTATTAGAAGCAATTTCAGCAGCAAATTGTTTATGATCATTAACAACTTTCTTCAGAACAATATCATGTTCTTCAACTTTAGTGGCTACTTTACCGATAAATTCACGGTTATTAGTGCAAGCCTGTTTAACCAATTCAATACCCTTAGCATTTTCAGCAATAGCTTGATCCATTGCAGAAATCTTAGCAGGAGTAACAACAGCTTTCAGTTCATTCAAACTATTTGCAGTTTCGTCACACTTAGTTTCGATAGTTGCAACTTTCTTATTAACTTCAGCAATAGAAGCATCGGTAGCAGTCTTGTTATTAGTAACTTGACCTTGTAAATTAGCAATAGCTTTGTAATTTTCACAAACAGTAGCAGCAACTTTGTCAAATTCGCAACGACCAATCTTATGAGCTTTAAGTTCATTAATGGCAGCAGCATTATCATTGATCTGAGTTTGCTGATTGTTATGTTTACTTTCAAGAGTAGCGATATTAGTATTGATTGTGCTAATACTACCTTTAATGTTGGCAATTTCAGTTTCATTTGTAGCCAACCGACCGCTAGTGTTATCCATGCGTTCATTAAGAACAGCAATATCTGCGGCATTTTTCTGAATAAGTTTAAGCAGATTCATACAACAACGAATATTACAAGTTGCTAAATGGATAATTGTAAATTTAGTTTGTTCAGGAAGATCAAGAGGTTTAATGATACGTTCCAGCTCATTAATTGCATACTGCATTTGCTGATATAAAGTATCACTATCTATGTCTTCTTCAGTAGGACAAAATGGATGATGATGTCCACAACCACAATCATGATTACAATTACAATCATGAGATGGATGACAAGGATTACATCCATTATACTTATCCATCCAATCTGTACTAGGTGATTTACCTTCAATAGGATCCATAAGATAAAACTTTTTTAGATTAATACTTTACTTACTAAAATTAACGCCTTCTAAAACTTTAGATTCAGCAGCGTCTAATGCCTCAACAGGATCAACTCCTTCAGCATTTGGATCAGTTCCGCTATCGTCATTATTTTCATTATCAGGTTGAGTAGGTTCAGATGGTTGTTCCTCTACAGGGGAACTTCCACGAAGAATCATAGTCAAAGCTTCAAGTTCCTCAATACGTTGTTCAAGAGCAGGAACTTTAGAAGCATTAGCCAAAGCAGTTGTATATTCTTTATCAAACTCAATAAGTAATGCACTAAGTTGAGCATCAAGAACTCCTTTAGCTAAAAGATTATTACGAATAAGATTTAATTTGTTCATATAAATATAACTTTTGATTTTTACTTGTCGGCAATAATAATAAAAATATCATTACCGACAAATAGTTTGACAAATATTTTATTCGCTTTCTCCAGTATCACAGTCTTTCATTAATAAATAATCATCAAGTTGTTTATAACCAATACCAAGTTTCATTAGTATAGGTCTAAAAATCCAACTATAAGCAACAGGTGCAAGTACAGCACTATTGATTAATTGATTATTAAATTCACCTGCAATACCATAACAAATAGTAATTACTATTGCAACAATAATAAGAGATAATCTTTTAACAAGAATAGAAACAGGTTTATCACCGTTCATAGCGTCAATAACTTTGATAACGAAATATGTTACTATGTTTACTATTAACATAAAACATAAATCAAAGTTTTCAAACAATAAGTCTATAAATTTAGTTATTGCCAATTCCATAATTATAAATTTAAATTGTAACAGTACCTCCAGGAGCAACAGATATAGTTTTATAATATGTAGCAGTATTACCAGATACTTTCCAAACGTTAAATGCTTGAGTACCATAAGCAATAAATGGAGCTCCTAATCCACTACTACTTATATATAATGATTTAATTGGAGTAGGAGTTGTAGCAACACGAACAACAATAATAGATGAATGTGGTAAAGATGTAATATTCTTTCTACTAAAAGCAAATCCTTCAGATCCAGATGATGTTTTAACATAAAACTCATTTGGGGTAGCACCTTGAACAACAGTAAATGAATATGTTCCAGGACTAAGTTGAGCGGTTTTGCCTTGAATACCAATTGTAAATATACCAGTTCTTGAACTAAATGATTTATTATCAGAAAGAGCTTTACAATATAAAATACCACCATTCTTACCTATAAATGTAGTCGAACCATTATTCATGCTTAACCAACTAGTTTGAGAATCAGCAATACATGCAGGCCAATTAGTGCTATCTCCTCCACTTTGACAAGTAAGATATTTATCTCCAGTATTAGTATTTTTAGTATGAGCATTCCAATCAAGATTATAAGTATCACTAGCCTTACCGCCAATATTTAAAATATAATCAGATTGTCTTATAGTAATACTAGCTGTTTTTCCTGATTCTTTTTGTTGCATAGTAACTGTGTAACTTCTACTATTTGAAGAACTAGACATATAAGGAGATTGTTTACAACTTATAGCAAAATCCCATCCTGTATTTGTTCCGCTACCTCCATCACCATAAGCCCAATAATCATATACTTGACTTGGCTGTCCTCCTGAAGCAAATGATACACTTACTCGAGTATATGTACTACCAACTTTTTTATAACTTATAAGTTTACAACTACCACCACATTCAATTAAATTATTTCTATTAGTAGTTCCATTAGCGCTATGAGTTCCTAAAGATCCACTAAATTTTAATACATATTCAACACCAACTTGTGTAACAAGAACTCTATAAGAATTAATTCCATTACTAAACGTAATATAACCACTTCTATTTGATCCAGTATTGTCTGTAATATTAAATGAAATATCATATCCAGTAGTTCCACTAGATCCTGATCTACTCTTACTTACACTCATCCATGAAAGAGATTCAGTAATAGTAACATTTTGTATTGAATAACTATATGAACCATAAGACCAAGCACTCCAAGATCCCCATGGACCATAATGATCAAATGACCATGATGTCCATCTTGTAGATGTACTTGAAGTATAATTCATTGTTACAGCAGAACTATCTCCATAAACAGTTTTATTAGAAGGAGCAGAATAAGTAGTATCACGATATTGACTACGAGATTCATAAATACTTCTATAACGAAAACGTACACCATTTCTACTTTTAACATGAGAATAAAGAGGCCAAGTATCAGTTCTGCCAAGTTGACCAAAGGACATACCTGTAGATTCAAGATAATCCCATGTCCAATTACTCCATTTAAATACAGTTTCAGAATCAGTAGTAGTATCAGATTCAGAATCTTCTTTAGTTCTTGTTTCACTAGTTACATAATCACTTGAATTATTCGGCGCACCACCACTAATTCTTACAGTTCCACTAGCAGCATCATCCTCAAATGCTAATCTTCCTCCAGAAATAGTTCCTTTATTAACATTATTGAAATAAACAGTACCACCTTCACAGTTACTATTTACAGTATAAGAATAAGCAACTTTAGCAGCTTGAGTACAATTTACTGTAGCAGTCTTATTAGATTCAGCTTGAGTAAATGTTACACTACCACTACGTTGAACTTTATTAGGATTAGCAGCAAATCTAATACTAGTTCCAGTTCCACTTAATTCTATACTAGAATAACTTCTTGTATAAGTAGGATTACTTACTTGACTATTAGTCTTATACCGTAAAGTAATAGCTTTACCTTTACTTACAGTACCAGTATTATGAACATTTGTATAAACAGTCTTAGTAGAAGTAACAGTTACTGATTTAGTTTCACCTTTATCACTAAATGAAAGAGATGTAGGGCTAACACTAAACGTATAAGTTGTAGCAGGCGAAGCAGGCATTTGTCCCCCTGTAAAGGATATAGCATAAGAATCCTTTGCTCCACTATTCCATTTAATAAATGTACAACTACCATTACTTATAGTACCAACATTTTCTCCATCAGCAAGAACTGTAGATCCAGGAACATTATAATTAACTGTATATTGATATTGTACTCCAGCAGCTTGTTGAATTGTTATTCTTAATGTCTTACCAGATTCATTCTGAGTATAATCATAAGTATATTGTTTAGCATTAGTAGTCTTATTTTCTTCAATACTAATAGTATCACTTGGAGTATATCCAACAGCTACTCCATCTTGCTGATTAGAAACAGCATTAATTGTAGTAGTTGTTACATTATTATTTAATGTCTTAACAGCAGGCATTGAATAAGTAGTCATACCTTTACTACTTGTAATAGTAGGTTTACCACTCCATGCTTCAGCCGATATATTAATATCTTCAGCTTCAAATATATAAGTTTCTTTTGTTTCAGGAAGAGTACCACCAACAAGTTTAATATAAACAGTAGAAGCAGTATCTGTTTTGAGAATATTAAAGTTCAATGTTCCACCAGTGATGTTCCCTACAGGGGTGAAAGCAGTATTGTTAATAGAGAATTGAACTTCAGCACCTTCAATATCAGAGTTAACTGTATAATTTACATTAACATTAGCTTCCTGTTTAATAATAACAATAACTTTCTTACCTGATTCATCTTGTGTTAATTCAACATTATGGCCTTTTGCAGCAAGAGTATCATTCTTAGCAATATCATAATAAGTTGGAGTAAATCCAACATTAGAATTTGTAGAAGTTTGAACAGTATTTAAATCAACAGCTGTATTAGCTTCGATTGTAGTTTGAGCAGGATAACTAGGAGTATATGTTACTTTAGTACTATTAATATTATCAGTATTAAAATTATATCGACCTCCGGCAGCAGGAATAGTTAAAGTCATCTTTGCAGATAAGTAATAAATAGTATCTTTATTTACTAAAGTACCATTTTCAACTTTAACAGTATGAGATCCTGTATCAGTCTTTTCTTCAATCTTACATACAAATTTGCCATTTTCAATAACTCCTATTTGCTCTCCATCAAATATAACATCTGCACCTTCAATATCAGAATTGATAGTGTAATAATTATATTTAGTTTTTGCAGCACGGACTTTAAATATACGCATAATTATATATTAATCAAAATTATATTTATCAATTATTTAAACTATAGTTCTAGCAGTTAATATTATTTTTAATGTTTCAATAGTTTGAGGAGAAGTTTCATTAATAGCATAAATATCAGCAGTATTATCTATATTGAAAATAGGAAACATACCAAAAGAATTTCCTTTACCATTTGTATATTTTTTACCAGTAGTTAAATCTTCAAAATCTACTTCTTGTATTTTATTTATAGTTCCAAAATATCTAGTACTTTCTAAATCTCTTATTAATTCAAAATCATAAGAACATTTTATATCATGACCATTTGTTTCGTCAGAACCTATATAAGAATTTGTTCCTAAATCTACAAACATTATACTACTACTATATGGATCGCTACCAGTATAATTAAAAAAATGTCCGCCAGTACTACTAGAACTAAATAAAGTAAACCAAGAACCTCTTCTCCAAGTGCTATCATTATTCAAATCATCTAAACTTTTATATAAAGATATATAAAAACTTTCTCTACTAGCAGATTTAGCACTAATAGAAACTTGTATTCTAGCTTTAGTTATTACACAATTTTCAGGAAGAGTAGGATGATTTAATTTAACAGCACTACCATTAAATTGAATATTATTAACATTAATAAATTCTATATCTTCATATTTATAAGTAGGATATATCTGTTTTCCATTATACATAACTCGGCTTAATTCTTTACCATTAAGCCGAGGTATAACATCTTTTCCATTACATTTAATCATAACTTATCCATTAAAAGGCAACTTACCAATAGTTTCTTTAATAGATTCTATAGTTTCCATGACAGTATTGACTTTCTCTTTTATTTCATCAACTTTAGTATCTATTTTATCATTCAGTTCTTTGATTTTAGTTTCGTTCTTTTTATAAATATAATAAAGAACACCACCAATAATCAAAATTGTTACAGCATTTGCAATCACACAGCCAACAATTACTTGAAACATATCTTAAAGTTTTAAAAGTTAATAACCTAGTTTAATAGTATTACAATCAGCAGCAATCTTCATTTCAGTCATTTTAATTTGAGTAAGACCGAGAATGCCACAAATAGTAATACCAGTATTTTGTTTAATGGAATGTTTGACAGAAGAAATATCTGTAGTAGCTAATTGATAAACAGGTATTCCTTGAATATCAACATTTAAGTTTTTAGTATAATAAACCTCAGATTGAGATTCACCACCAACACCAGAAATAACAGTATTCAACTGTTTACCAAGATCAAAATGATATTCGTCTATAGAGTCAATATCAATAAGACCTATACTTGCTCCAGTATCAACAAGCATATATCCTTTTTTATTATTAATATTAACTTCTATAATAAGACGATCAGAAGAAACAGATTTTACAATCATGCGTCAGGAGTTACGAAATAAAGAATATTATCGGTATTAACAACTTCACCATATTTAGAATATTCGCTTTCTTTTAAATAACATTCTTTTATAGCAAAATTTGCATATAATACATTATTTGATATATATGATTCAACATTACATCCATAAATTTTATCTTTTGTCTTAACTTTTACATATCCACATGAATATATTATAGAATTTTTAGTTTTATCTATAATAATATCTCCACACTTTTTATTATCTTGATCAATTATAGAAACTCTTATTATATTAGCTTTAATACTATTATAAGCTAATTCATTCATTGATATTCCATCAACATATCCAGTTGTAAGATCATAACTTGCTGCTATTTCTGATTCAACTTGATATACATTCATAAAATCATCAACATATTTCTTTGTTGCAGGTTGATAATCAGTATTAGGAGTAAATGGAATAGTATTAATTTTAGTAAGAACATCTTTTTCTTGAACAAAATTTAAAGTTTCAGTTTCAATAGCAAAAGTATCTTTTCTAATTTTAATAGCATTACATTGATTTGAAAAATTCATTACTATATAAATATAATCATTATTAGGATTTTCTTTATCTTTATATTCCATATAATATACAGGAAGTACATTTAGAATATCTACATTAAAAAGAATAATTTTATTAGATTCTATAATTTCGCTAATAGCATTATATTCTTCTGATGTTATACTTTCTCCTGCTCTTGGTAATGTCCATACATAAATATCGTTTTCTCCACTTCTACCTCCAACATTATTTTCAATTCTAATACAGCTCATAGTTCCGTCTGTATTATTAATTGCCAAAGTAACAATTTTATCAATTTCAATCCATCTTATATAAAGAGTTTCAGTATCAGTATTAGCAATAATTGAAGCTTCACATTTACCTACTTGTCTATCTTCTGGAGTTTCATTAACAAGAATACCAGAACAAATATTTTGAGGATTACGTACTTCAGCAATAAGTGCTTGAAAAGATTCAAGATTATCAAAAGCAGCAATGATATCTTCACTACTACTTTCATTTGTAAGACTCATTACAGCTTTATTTAATTCAATAACTGTAATTGTATCTTGAGTTACAGGATAAAATCCAGCTTTAGGATTACTCGTTACTAATTGTTTTATATCCATATCTTAATTGTTTAAACAAAGAAGTCTGGCAACAGCAATGTTGCCATTACCAGACTAATTTAGAAACTTAAGGCAAAATGTATATTAAGGTTGAGGATCAGCTTCAACATAAACTAACTGATAACCTTCAGGCTGTACCAAAGCATTCAGCAACTGAATCTTCTTATTCAGAACTTCAATCAACTGGTTTTGTTTAGCAATAATAGTCTTCAAATCATCACCATTTTCAGGAAGTTGTTCAGGAGTAATATCAGAACCAATAGTATCATTTGTTGGTTCATCAATTACCGGTACATCAGTTCCATCTGGTTCAGGTATTTCCGGAATAGTAATATCACCACCTGTTGAACCTTCACCACCAAAGATATTATCAATACTATATTCCAACTTACCAAGAGCTTTAGCAATGGTATCACCAGCAGCAATAGCTTCTTTAGCAACACCTTTTGTATAGTCTTTGATAATACCAACACCGGCATCAGATTTCTTCAAATAATCAGCAGCTTCTGGATCAATAGGACTTTCAGGATTTTCAGGATCACCACCCATCATTGTTATCAAAGTATCCAAATTCTTCTTATCGCTAGCTTTCATAACACCAGCGGCAGCTTCTGTAGCAGCAGGAATTTCTACAGTCGCAGGAGCTTCTGGATCAAAGTTAGTTGCCCCTTTAGAGATAGCCTTATAATTAAATGTTACTTTATCTACACCAGCTGTAGCAGCATCTACAGAAGTAATAATCTTAGCACCCATAGAAGCAACTAAGTCTTCCAAAGCTTTACCTTTACCACCATCAAATGCTGTGCCGGTAATAGTACCGATAGTCAATGAAGCAGAAATTTCAGTCATGTTTTCACCATCCCAACGATACAAAACGTTAGTACGTCCTTGATCATCAGCTAAACGGTGATTGTAAATAGTATCTCCTTGAGGAGCACGACCTTTATCCCAACCTTCAATAGTCTTAGTAAAGATAAATTTTTCAGCTTTACAGAAGAATTGCTGACCTTCAACAGCAGCTGCAGCATCAGAATCAGTAGCTAAAGCAGCCTTATTTTCCAAGAATTTCTGAATACCCTGAACACGTCCAAGAGTACCATCCAACTGACTTGGATCGATTTTACCATTTTCGTTCAAACTTGCAAGACCATAGGGCTGACCTTTTGTAGCCTTAAATTCATTCAACTTTATAAGTACATTAAGGATTTGGTCTGGAAGAGAACCTTCACCGGTATCATCACCAACAACCATAGCGTTGATTTCGTCCTGCATTTTATTCAACGCAACATCTTTAATTTGACTAGCTTCTGCAATAATACCATCAACAGTAGCTGCAAATAACGTTCCATAAATATTAATCTTTGCCATAATCTTTATCTCCTTTCTTTAGTTAAGCAATAGTTACTTTCATTGAGCCAGCAGCCAAAGCATTTGAAGTACGATAGCACTTATAATCATGTCCATCAACCTGAACAGTAACAGGAGCTTCCAAAGGAACATGAAATCCATATGCAGTTATCTTATTGATGGTAAATTCAGTCGGAACACAGAACCAAGCATAATCATTTTGAACAACTTCAAATGAATAATCACCGGCAGCACTATTCTTAATAGCTTGTTTATTCAATGTTTTAATATCATCTTGAGTTAAATCAGCAGCTTTCTGACTACCACCCATATACATAGCACGAATAGCCTTAACAACTACAGAAGTAGATTTAGATATACCCTCATAAGTAATATCCAATTTATAAGTAGCTGTATCAGTAACTCCCTCTTTATCTGTATAAGATTTAGCAGTCTTATCAGTAGAAACTACTACTTCATTTTTCTTCAAGCTCAAAGTATCAGGTTCAATAACTTCACCATCAAACTTAACATTAATAGTCAATACCGGTTTAGTATTAACACCAAATTCAAACATACTTGTATTTGATACCAGATTAACAGAAGTATAATTCTTGAAAAGAACATTCTGAACAAAATTCAGACCAGCTTCAAGTTTACCAAATGCTTTGTTGAAAGTATCTTCAGGAACAAGTGCAGTATAAGACGCTTCTTTAACATAACCTGTCAAAACGCCTTCAGCAGCAACAGATTCGCTATTAGCAATCTTCTTTGTAACCAAAGTTGCATTATTAGCAACAACTGTCAAAACATTAACTTCAATATGATCTGTTGTAGGAACAGCCCACTGAACAACTGCATCAGTTACTTTTTCAGCAGACATGCTGTTAGATACAACGTACATCAAAGCTCCACGATCAATCAAGAATGCAGCATCATTAATAGCAGCAGATAACTGGGTATTCAAGTCAGAACCTGCCCATTGTGCATCATTTGCAGTAGCCCAAAGTGTAGCAAAATTAATAGGAAAACCCTTAACAGCATCTTTCGGGAACAACGCTACCATTCCCTCGTTCAATCTGAACAACTGTTTTCTTTCTTGCATAACAATTAAGATTTAAATTAGTAATTAGTTATTTAAAAGTAAGTAGAGGATCATATCCGTCTGGAACATCCAATACTCTTGATTTATCAGTAATTATTTCAGGATCACCAATAAAATTATTTTCAACCGAAGCAGGATTTTCTGTAAATACAGGAATAGTCCATTGACTAGGATGTAAGTAAACTTTAGGTTCAGATGATTGAACTCTAACAACTTCAAATCCTTCAGGAATAATAACTTTATGAGTATCTTCTGATTTAACTACAACGAATTGATAACCTTTAGGAGTAATCATATCAAGAACATCTTCTGCATTATCTTTAATCCAACCACGAATAATATCACCGATATTATTAAGCATCCATACATATTTAGGGTGCATAACACCAGCAAGTTGTTCAGTAGCAAGATTAAATGTTATAACACGTTCTTTATCATCAATAAATGCTCCATGATCTCCTTTAGTTTTACCACGATAAACAACTTGAACACAATCAGTATATCGTTTAGCATCCTTAATATCACTAACAATATTTTTAGGAAGACTATAAATAGCATTCATAAGAAGTTTTCCTTTATAGCCATCAAGAGCTTGACCTTCTTCTAAACCTATTTCGATAGACTTATCAAGTCGTTCATACTTTTTACCATCCCAATGATAAGTTACTTTATCAATAGTATCGACATATATAGCTTCAGGGTTAGTATCAAATATATTTCCATCAACATCAGCAAAAGCTGTTTCATTAAAATATCTACCAGAATATACATTCTTATAAGTAGTAGAAATAAATTTCTTTTCTATAAGACCATTTTCATCAAGTGTAGGAATACCATTTGATTGTCCTAATGTATCAGCATGAACATATTTTTTATCAGCATCAGCAATATAGTTATTTACAAATTCATTAAATTCATCAAGACGAGAATTAGTATCACGGATAAGTAAAATAATATTTCTAATAACTTGACGATAATTAGTACAATCTTTAATTTCAGGTGCAGCAAATGGATTGAAAGAACCATCAGAATTAGCTCCAATATTAGTAATAATATTATTCATTCTAATATCATAAGGAGCATACATAACAGCTTCTACAAAAATACTTGCATTACCAAATTCAAGAAGTTTACTAATAACACCAAAGATATAAGCTTTATAAATAATATTATCATTATTATCATCAGTAACTTGAGCTTCAACCATTAAAACATCATCAAGTCTGGCAGAATCATTCCAAGTTCCTTCCTTTACAGGGAAACTATCAAGAACTCCATTTGCAATACTATCTATCTCAGACTGTTTAAAAACTTTTGTTGTAGCACATGAATAAAATCTAACTCGATTATCTCTTGCAAGTTTATCAAGAAGTTCTTTTACTTCAGGATAATTATCAATATTAGAAATTACTTTATCAAGTTCATCTTTAATAACATTCTGAAAATTAAGTTTAATATCAGGATAATTATCAAGATCACTAAATATATTAGTTATTGTTTTAGTAATCTTAACATTGATAAATCGAGAAAGAGTTGTATCAGCAAACAAAAGTTTAAATTGTTCGCAAATATAATTTTCAATAGCTTGATCAATAGCACCAAGTAATCCAGTATGATGTTCAATATCATTCATGACTAATATAACAGTATCATGAACTTCTTGATCAATAGCACCAATTAATTCTGGATATTTACTAATACTACCAAATACACATTTAACAGTATCAGAAATATATTGAACAAACTTTGTTTCCCATTCAGGATATTTATTAGCATTAGTTATAACTTCAAATACATAATCATGAATTAAAGAATCAATAAGTTGAGTTAATCCTTCATCATTTTCTATATCTTCAAGTTTAGCTTTCCATTCAGTACGAATAATATCAGCAACATCAGGATAATTCCATACATGATAAAAGACATCATTAATCTTATTATTTATAGTAGATATAAAGACATTATATAAATCTTCATCATCTTTAATAGAATCAAAAATACTTCTAACAGAGTTAAGAACTTCTTGTTTAACATTATCGTTAATAAGAGTATTCAATAAATTATTAAGTTCTTCATGAGAAGCGAGATTATCAAATACAGTATTAACAGCAGCAAGAACACCTTCGTTAACTACAGTTTTAATATCTTCATAATCACAAGCATTATCCCAAACTTCTTCAGTTTTAGCAATAGCAGCTTTAATAATATCATCTTTAATAAGTTCTTTAACCTTAGTTATATTCTCTTCATTATCCATATAAGCGGTAATAAGAGGAGAAATAGTATCAACAAGAACTTGTTTAAATTCAGGATAAGAATCAATATCTTTAAATATTGCATCAAGGGCAGAAGCTAAATCATTAATAGCTGTATCAAAAGTCCAACCTTCCCATTTATCTCTATCACCCCAATATTCATCAGCTATAGAAAGATTAGTTTCTTTATAACGAACAGTACTAATAATTCCATTAAAATCTCTAAATGTAACAATAAGTCCTGCACGACGTTGATCAGCAGGAATTTGATTCATAGTTGCTGAAAAACTACCACAATAATTAAGATAGATACAATTTATATAAGAAAGTAATCTATCTAAGCGAAGACCTGTTCGAGCATCAAATAAAGCTTGAAGTAAAGTAACTGGATAAATCTTTTTACGAACAGCTTCATCTTCGCAAAATTTATTAAGTTGTGCAATTTTAAGTGTGCTCATAATAACAAGACTTTAAACAATTACTTTAATAATCATATCTTCATTAACCTCTGTAAAAGGTTTATCAAAGTAAGCTCCCTCAGGAACATCAGGAGCGATTGCGGCTTTGCCTGGCTCTACATATTGACCTCCAATAACTTCGCCCGTATCAGCAAGAACAAATCTTACAAGATATTTGTTGAGATTATCATCATAAGCACGATCAGCATCTTGTAATCTTTCAACTCTATTTTGAAGATCAGTAATAGAAGTCTGTTGTTTTTCAAGAATTTCACGATATTGATTAAGAGCTTTGTTAGTTGTATCCAAAGTACTATCAACACGTCTAACTACATTAGCAAACTCATTTTTAAGTTTAGTAAAGTTAGCCTTTTGTGTAGACTTAAACTTATCAATATAATTATAAACTTCTTGAATTTCTTCACCAATTTGTTTAGTTCTAGCATCAGCTTCATCTTTAAGACCTTGAACAATTTCAGCACGAAGTTGATCATCAGAAGCTTTATAATCAGAAATAACTTCATGAAACTTACTATTGACAGCTTTGATATGAGAAGTAACTCTAGTATTAACTTCTTCAATCATTTTAGTAAGTTCTTCAACATCATCAGTATGCTTCTTTTCAACTTCAGCAATCTTAGCATTAATATCAACATCAGCTTGTTCACGTGCTGTAATTTCAGCAGCTATAATAGATGATAATTCATTATCTTTAGTTTGACGAGCAGTAGCTTCAGCTTGAATAGCTTCATTAATAGTTTTAAAACCATTAGCTACATTAGTATTAATGATATTAATCCCATTACAAACATTCTCAATATTTAAACGAATAGTATCATCAAGAACTCTATAAGGATTAAACCATTCAGTACCATTCCACCATTCAATAAAACCATCACTTGTCCAACGAGTAGTACCCGGAGATAGTGTTTGTTCCCCCGTAGAAGGAATCACATCGTATATGTCTCCAGCAACATTACGAACAACAGTACCATTACAATTCAGATTACCATTTCTAAATTTACCACCTTTAAACAGAAGTACACATCCGTTAGGTACTGTAATAGTTTGACCATTAAGATTAAAATCATATCTTACTTCATAAATTGTATTTTCACGAGAAAGCATATCCTGAGTAAGAACATTATCATCTTCATGACCATTCTCTGTAATAACATCAGCGATATGTTTACGAAGTATAATATAACCTTTTTCTACATGACCAAATGTATCTTTGTAACGATCCGCAAATTTAAGAACATCGCCGCGATTAGTTAAATCTTCTCCATCGCTATGATTAACAATAGTTTTAGGAGTAGCAATCATGGCTTGAAGTTCAGGATCAAGATCTTTATATTTAATAGGTTCCATTTACTTTATTCTTTAGGTTCAACAATAAGATTACTACCTTTAAGCATAATATCATCAATAACTCCTTTAATAGTTCCATTATTAAAATTACCACCTTTCCAAACAAGTTTAATATTATCTGGAAGAATAATAGTTTGTCCATTTAAATCATAATTTAAATAAACATAATAGAACATATTAGGAGTATCAACCATATATTGTTCAAGAACATTTTTACAATCAATAATATTAGCTCTAAGATGTCTATGTCCCCAACTTCTAAAATTACCAACATTAGGTTCTAAATCAGCAAGACCAATTCGACGATCTTTATTAACAGCTAATGTAAAGTCATCTGGAAGATTAGTAATAGTTTTATTACCAAGAAGTTGAAGAGTAGCTTCACTAAGCATTTCAGGAGTAATACTACCCGGATAAATAATAGGCATATTATCAATAAACATTCGTTTAACTGTGTCCTCAATATAATTAAGAACATCAGATTTACGAATATAAGTATCAATAATCTTATTACCTAATTCATCAGAAATAGCTCTATCAGCAATTGTTTCAGGAAGTTCTCCATCAAATTGATCAAAATATTCAGCATCAATAGTCGAACCTATATGTAAAGAATAAGTAATATCCCCTGTAATAGATATCTCATCTATAATGTAAGTAAGTTTAGTTTCAATAACATAAACTTCATAACCTACAGCAACATCTTCAGAAGAAATAGAATCACGATCTACATCTTTAGCTACTATAACTCTTGTAGCTCCATCAAGTTCGCCATTTCGTTCAGCAAATGTAGCAAGAGCTTGTGGCTGAATTTGAATTTGATCTACAGTAGCATAATTAGCAAGTTTAGATTCAAGTTTTTTAATAGCAGTATTAGTATAATTTACAAGCAAATCATATTGCTTTTTAATATCATTATTAATAACTTTATCTCGCTCTTTAGAAGTATTATCATTATTTTCAGTATTTGTCTTAATTACACTAAGTTCGTCACGAATTTCTTTAAGACCTTGACTTAATTGTTGAATAACATTATTAAGAGTAGAATTAGAATTTTCTTCAATTGAAGCAAGACGAGCAAGAACTTTAGATATGTTATTCTCAACATCAGTATTATTAGTATTGATAGAAATAGTAACAGCTTCTGTAAGAGTATCTATTTTTTCCTGAAGTTGAGCCTTATATTCACTTAAATCAATAGCTAAAGCAGCATCAAGTGAATGGAACGGTTGCCAATAATCTTCATCAGCAAGAGAAGTTCCAGCAGGAACGGCAGTTTTAGATAAATAACTATTTCCATCTTTATAAACAATACAAAGACGTTTATAGGGTTTGGTAGCATCCCATTTACCATTTGCGGTAATGAGTTGTTTTCCTACATCTTTACCGTTAATAATCATATTAGAAATAATTTAGTTTTCATTAAAATCTTCATCAGTAAGAGAAACATTTTGAATTGCATCCCCACTAATTATATTAGAATCAGGTGTATCTTCAACTCTGAAAGTAGCAGTTTCGCCATTACAACTTACATAAGCGGTACGACTTCCATCTTCACTTGCAGCAATTTTAAATTCACCTAAAGGACAATGTCTTCCACGAGCAGCAAAAATAATTTTAACTTGAGCATTTACATACTTCATAATAGTCTCAGCTTTTTTAGTTTCGCCAAGATTATAAGCAGCAACGCCAGCGTTAAACATTGTATAACAAGTTATAACATGTTTATTATTTCCTTTGCAAGTAGCATTACAATCGTTAAGCATATCTACTCCAAATTCAGCAAGTAGAACTAAAAGTTTATGATATAAACAAGCATAACGAGCAGGTATAACAGCGTAAACATATTCAACATTATCCATAGCTCAAGTACCAGTTATACGATAATAAACATTTACAATTTTATTCAGTTGGCAATCCGAAAGCCATTTGCGGCGTTCTAAGGCATTATCTATAATCGAGTGAAACAATAAATCACATAGAAAATTTTCATGCGGCAGAAAGCCTGATTCCAGTCCCAAAATAGCTGATTCAGCCTTACTCACCATACAGTTTTTGTTATCGGATTGTACACTATTTAAGAACACCTCATCCATTACCTTAATCAGCAAATATATTATTATAAACATAATTAGAATAATCTTTAGCTTTAAGATTAAGTTTTGTTCTAAGAATATTTACACGTTCTAAATCAGTAATATTTTCTTTATATATAGTTTTAAGTAAAGCATCTTCAAACTCATCTTTCCATTCAGTCTTTAGAAATTGATTAGGACGAACTCCATTAACTTCATAAAGACTTAAAGAAGAATACATTTTATAAAACTCACTATTAACTATAGTTTTAGTATTTTGTTCTACAATATCTTTATTAGTATCAAGATGATTATTATAAACAGTAAGAAATCCAAAATCACAAAGTTCTTTAGTAAAGTTCATAAAAGCAAGTTCTATATTAACTTTACATTTTTCTTTGTCACGTTCAATAATATTATTAGTAATATTTTTAAGTTCAATGGAAAGTTCTTTCATTGCAAGAATAATTGTACTAATATTATTAGTCAATTCTTCTACACGAGTAGCAGCACTTTTAGCAAGAGTTTCAATTCGAGATTCTTTTTTACTATCAAGCCATTTAACGATTACAAGATATGCAAGAACAATAAGACCAGGTATTATTCCTTGACTAAGACCAGTTAGTAAATCATCCATATTGATAATAAAACAAAAGGTAGATGTAGTATTAATAGCAGCATCTCCCAGTGGCATATCCTTTACGGGGAAACTACACATAATTACCACATCTACCTTTATAAATATTACAAATAATACTTAACCATAAAGATAGAGATGATTCACAGTATTAGCACAAGTTAGTACCTGCAAGACCATTTTCGTCTACCATTCCCTTTAAAGCAGTTTCAAAGGCTTCAATACCAGCAGCACCTGTTGGGAAGGCAACTTGAACAATCTGATGTACAACTTCGTCACGAGTCTTCATTTCACGAGGTTCAGCAAAGCGAATTGTAAAGATTGTAAAACCTTTGTTAGTAGGATCGAATGAAACAGTATTATTAAGATCATGCTTAGGATACATAAGATCATAAGGTTCAGTATACATATCATTATATCCAAATCCAGCCCAAGCCTTTTCGTGAAGATCTTGAACATAAGCTGCATTGCCGTAAGCAGCTTCAGCGTGTTTCATAGTAACATCTAAACCAGTCAAAGCATCAGCAGGAATAATAGTATAATCCTTTCCAGCTTCAGGACATTCAAATGTCAGTTTTGAACCAACAGCTTTAACATCAAGACCATGACCAACCTTATTATTTTGTAAATGCTTAGCAAGAGCAGCAGCGATCTTTGTTACATCAGGATTCAATCCTGCACAAACAGTAGCAGTCCATTTGTTTCGTTCGTTAAACTGAATACCGTTCTTAACAACAATAACAGTATAATTTGAAAAAGCATACAAACGACTAGAATCAATCGTAAGTTCAGCTGTAAACTTAGTTGCAGCTTTATAATCACCACGAGTATAACTCATATGGTAACGGAACATTGGAAGAACGATTGGACCACCTTTTTCAAGACCACGACCAATAACAAGATTAAATCGACCGAAATTCTCTTTACCTGTAGTAATCAGAGTATCAACTCCATTTTTAAGGTAAAACATTGCAGGAGCACCAGCGGCAACTGCATCTACAGATGCACCACCATACGCAGCAGTGCCGGCAAGAACAAATTGTCTCATAAGCCTAAAAGTTTTAATAAGTTTGTAATATTATGAAGCATTAGTTGCGACAATAGCTTTTAAGTACATATTGACCGCAGCCCTAACAACATCATCATGCAAATATTCGATTAAATCACAATCAACTTGATTACCAACATCGGGATGACAAACGACATTAGGAGTTTTGATATATGAATATCGAATAGAATCAGGAGCAATTCCATTAACAGGACCGGTATAAACATCTAATGTAATAGAATTAACATCGCCTGTTATAGTACAAAGCGGAGCATCAAATTCAGCTCTATTGCAAAAATCATTAAGAGTAGCTCCTAATTCTTCAAGTTCAATAATACGAATATCATAGATACGACCTTTATATAGAGACTTAAACCCAGTAACCAATAGTTTATCAGATGTACCAATATTTACGACATAAGGATCAGTTTGAGAACCGGCTCCAGCTCCATTCGTATCTTCACTTTTATAAAGACTACGTAATGAATTGATTTGCGAATACTTAGAGTTATCTCTAGCAACTTTCGTATTACCATCGATATTACGAACATTGCCTTGAATAATGGATTTAACTTTATCCCGAATAGCAATGTTTAGATTCACATCTATATCTTCGGGAAGAATTGCACGAACAGTTTGCATACCAGATTGTTGAGCAAGTTCTCTAAAATAAAGGTGCATATCTACAATATCCATATCATTGATATTTTAATTTATTTTTAAACGCAGTTACAGCACGTTCATTGGCAGGATTCTTAAACCAAAGAACAGCTTCTTTTATATTAGCTCCAATGAAATCACCAGCAGCAGTAGAAATGTTCTGATTATCACTAGCACGAATAAACTCGCCACGAGAAATAAGAGTTTCAATAAGAGCCTTAACTTTTAAGTCTTTATCATTGAAAATCTTATTAAACTTAGCAGGTTCACGATTACTGTAATTATCAAGTTCAATTTCTTTTTCAAGTTGAGTCTTAACAGAAGCGTTAATGACAGGCATACCATCAGCAACACAATACTGAATATAGACAGCTTCAAACAAACTATCATCTCCACAAGCAGCAAGGAAGTTACGTTTAGCATTCTTAATTTCTTGACGACGACGCTGAATAATTTCATTTTCTTTGACATCATCTTTGAAATAAAAGCGATAATTAATATCACTATTAATAAGAGCCATATCCTTAGCTACATCCCTATAGAGCAAACAATGACGATACTTAATATAATCCTCTACATTAACAGGAGTACCATATTGGTGCTTTGTAGATTCAAGTTCATTCAAGTCTTCGATCTTAGCTTCAAGAGCTTTTTTAATTACTTGAATATCATCACGACGAATAGAGCGATATCTATCTTCAATAGCATCTTCTTTAGCTTTATAAGAAAGATAATCTCTCTTATGACGCCAACGAAAACTTGTATCGAAGGTTTTACCCATTTCATTAACTTCAATCTGCATATTATTAAGATATGCTTTTACACGAGTAACGAAAGTAGGATCATTAGTTGCAACTCCAATTATATTTGGAAAATAAGCTTCGACTTCGTCTTTATTAGAAGCAAGAACAGAAGACGTTCTAAAACTACTACCAATATATTCATGTTTCTTTGGAAGATATTTATCGTTAGCACGACGATAAAATGAATAATTAGCAATTAAATTAATAGTAACAGAACGTTTTTCAAGATAAGGTTTATCAAGATCTCTTTCTGTTTCTTGATCATCAGGCTTATTAGGCTGAATATCGTTATCTAGTGCTTGTTCCCCCGTAGGAGAAGTCATTGCAGTTTTATCAACTTCATTACCCTTATTAGGGCTAAAACTATAACCAGTTGTACCGTTATCCATATCTTTAATTTGATTAATTATAATTTACACTGAAGCAAGAACATCTTCGTTGAGTTATCAATCTGCAATCCCAAAGAAGATTTAACTTCAAATCTACTCATATCAATTTCAGTAGCAATGAAGTTAGTATCAGGAACACCCCAAGATGCAGGAACGTCTGACAAACCTTTCAGAACTTTAGCTTTATAAACTTGATTCTTCTGACGGATAAGACGAACATTCTGTGTACCCTTATAAGAAGAGAAATCAATTAAAGCAGCTTGATGAGAAGTAATAGGCAGACCTGAACGAGGATGAATAAGACCATTCTTCTTTGCAGCTTCAGCGATAGTTCCTTTTTCAAAGAAAGAGTTATGTTTCAAAGTAATTGTATGACCATCTACAGTCTTATATTTACGGAAGTAACGACCATAAGCCAAACCATCACCATCATCCATAATCATTTTATCTCCAAGAGGAGTAATGAAACCTTCAGACTTAGCATCATTACGAATTGCATTATCAAAGTCTTGAGCAAAACCTTTACCACACATCAGAACTACTTCCATAGTTCCAGTATCAGTATCACGGTTAAGAACATCACCGATAGTACGTTCAATCTTATTCAAAGTCAAGAACTCACCATAAGTATCATAGTTAGATTCACGACAAATTTCAAACATACCGGAAGTATGAGGAATAGGATTACCGTTATCACGGTCTTTCAACATAACTTCACCATTCTGATTACGGTTATATTCAGCAATCCACAGACGTTCTTCGTTCATTACACGCATCTGTAAGTTGAACTGTCGCATCTCCTCATTGATCCACAAGTTATGAGTTCCGCCACCCGGAGTATCAAACTGATAAGTAGTAATAACATTAGCCAAGTTACCAGCAATTTCTTTAGAATAACGATGGAACTCAAGCTGACTAGTCATTGTACCAGCAGACATAGAGTTACTTCTGTTACCCTTAGAATAAGATTCAGAAATTGTAGGAGCACTCATTGACCAATACTTACCTTTAGTAAGTAATTCAGGATCAATAAAGAAATTAGGATTAGGACTAGTACATTTCAAAATATACTTATATCCATATTCACTTTCTCCACAATCTTTCTGAATACGAACTTGAGTCATACCATCAGGAGCAATCAGACCATATTGTTCAATAAACCAATGAGTACTGAAATGAACTTCAAATTCAGAACCACCAATACCCGGCTTAGTAATAGCAGGATTGAAGTAAGTAACAAAGTCATCAAACTTCATTCTACCCATAGTACGCCAAGTCCACTGAACAGTTTCAATATCTTTAACTCCAGACTTACCTTGACCTTCAGTCATAAACGTAAGAGGAAAACGATCATCGTCCATACCATAATTATAAGTAATGAACGAGTTAATTTCGACAGGCTTAGTTAATTGAAGATAAGCAACAGATTCTTCATTAGAATAACCTCTATCTTCAAATTTACCTTTGTCGAGAATACGCATTTTATACATAACTACAACAATTTAGGAATTAATAAATCAATACCCAAAGTCTATATCTTTAGGTTTATTACCAGACTGGGGTGGATTAATCTTTACACCTTTTGTTGTAGCTTGTTTACTCTTAAGTCTTAGAGTTTTAGCTTTTTCTTCTTTAATAGCCATATCTACAAGGCTAGCATAATTACCACCTACAAATCTTAAATAAGCACGAAGCAGTTGATCATCACGTCTTTGTTCAGGAGTATCTTTAGCAAGATCATATTGATAACGGCTAATTCCGTTTTCATCAATTTGATAAACATAATTAAAGAAGTCATTTGGAGTTGCAGAAATCTTTTTACCATCTCTTTCGATAATAATATTATCAGGAATTTGATAACCAGCAATCTTTTTACTATCAATAACTTTTTTAACTCCAAGCCAATATTTTTCGCTTTCTTCTTCATCAGCTTTAATCTTAGCTTCAGCTTCTTGACAAAGTCTTTCATGAGCTTCTTCATCAGCCTTTTGAAGAGCAGCTAATTCTTCTTTAGCAACTTCAACAAGTTGTCCACTATCTTCAAGATATTTAATGTACTTGTTTACATCACCACGTTTACCAAACTCCTTATACGCTTGTTTAATAATAGCTTTTTGTTGTGCTGTATCATTTTCATCAACTACAATTTGACTTCTATCTGGAACCTCATTAAATCCTTCAAGACTATTACCATTAGCAACATAATAGTTAATTAAATCAGGAAGAATTGGAATATCACTATAAAGTCTATTAAGAGTAGCTTCTTGAATTTCATTTTCACGAATCTCAATAACAGAATCAATATAAGATTTAATTCCTTGAGGAGTATTATCAAATTTTACTTTCTTACCTTTATCATCAACAACATCAATACCTATAGACTTTTGAATAGCATCAATAGAAATCTCATCTTCACCACCTTCTTCAGCTACAAATTGATTAATATAATCATTAGCCTCATCAGCTTTCTTAAAGATATTACCATCTTTATCAACAAGATTTCCTTCATTATCTACAGTAAAAACACCATCTGTAGTTTCTAATGTAGTACCGGCTTCAAGAGTCTTAACGTCGATAGTACCATCACCGTTTTGACCATTATTCTTATCATCCTTTTTAGCATCAGGCTTAGGCTCAGGCTTGTTATTAGGTTTAGCCTCAGGTTTAGGCTCAGGATTAGGATCATTACCGGCTGTAGGAGGAGTAGGATCTGGATTATTATCTGGTGCAACAGGTGCATTATCTAAACCAGTTATACCATCTTTACCAACATCACCAGTATCTAAATTTGTTTTATTATCAGCAGGAGCAGGATTATCATTACCCTTACTGTTGCCCCTATCAAAACCAAAATCAAAATCAGGCATAGTATCTCTTTTTATTATTGTTATTACACAAATATATATAATATGTATAAGTACAACAACACCAATATGTTTATTATTTATAGAATTTGCAAGCTCATTTTGCTTACTGCCTCGATATTTACTTTTATGTATCGGCTTATATTTACCTGTTTCTTTTAGCCACAATCAATTTAAAAGTACAAAATGTATAATAGTATCAGTTTCAAACAAAGTCGCTCCAGCAGCCTAAAAAGTGGCAAATTTCGGACATGAAAAAACCGCTGCCCATCATCACGACGAACAGCGGCTCAATTATTAACATTAATACATAAATTAGACTAAATAGGAAGAACAAATTCCCTATTTCTTTGAAGAAGATGTTTTCTTCTTTGCAACATCATATTTATTCTTATTTTCTTTAGCAACTTTAAGTTTAATATTGCTATCATATATTTTAGCTCCAATTTCTTCACGTTTAAGTTGAGCATTAATAGCAATTTCTTGACCTTTCTGAGCAATCTCTTGCATTTTAAGATTATTAGCAGCAGTAGCCATACGTTCTTCAGCTTGAGCTTTTTCAGCATCTGCAAGACTATTATCAAACGACATAATATTAGCATTAGCTTTAAGTTGTTCAATCTGACCATCAAGATATTTTTCAAGTTGAAGTGTAGCTCTGTCTTGTTCCCCTTTAGCAGCTATCTTTTGAAGTTCAAATTCCTGTATCATTTGTTCTGTTTGTTGCTTCATTTGCTCCATTTGTTGTTCATGTTCACGAGCAATATTTTGATACTTCATAATAAGTTTCTTAACAGAAGCAACATTATCTCCAGCAATACTAGCAATAGCCATATCCATATTGCCATTTTGTGCAGCACTAAAAGCAAACTGTTTAATCTGATCAAGTTTTTCTTTTTCTTTGACAGATTGTTTAGCTTTAATTAAATATGAACTATAAAGATGAGAATTAACATCAAGGCTTAAATATTTAATATTACCTTCTCCGTCTTTATAAGAAGTTTGAAGTCCATCAATCCAAGCAAGTTTACTATAGTCCATATCACGAGCATAGTCAGTTTCTCTAAACATATCAAATACATATTCGATAATTACAGAACCCATACTACCTCTCACGATAGCTTCATCAGTAACACCTTTACCAGCACTATTAGAAATTTCACCATATCTTTGAGCTGTCATATCAACTTGATTCTTTGCTTCTTCTTCAATAGATTGAATAAGTTGAGTAAGCTGAACAATATAATCATTATTACTTGCACTAAGCATACGAATCTGTTGAGTACGAAGCATGCTTGAATCATCTTCATCATCAATAGGTAAAACTCCAGTAGCAACCATTCTATATATTGTATCATCAGGTTGTGAACCAAGTAATGATTTAGCAATAAGAAGAATATTAAGTTTATTTGTTGCTATAACCATTTCACGATGATAATAAAAGATATTACGAAGAACTTGATAAGGAGTCATAATCTTAATAATACTAAACTTACCAAATCGAGGAAGAACTTCCATAATACCATTATAAGAAAGTTTACCATCACGATTATAAGCTATAGGTCTTGCTTTAATAGGATATATTGCATCATAACGACCTCCTATACGTACAGCTTCATATACTTGAGATTCCCAAACCCATTCAAGACTTATATCGCCTTCTTGCATAACATAGTCTTCTTCAACAATCATTTGAGTAATAAATCCATTTAATTGTGTAGTAAGAATACCACGTTTAGCCATTCCTCTCCAATTAACAAACCAAACGTCAATAAGATTACTATTAAGATCTCTAATACGAATAGAAGATTGTTTAAATAGATCTCGTTCTACTTTAGGAAACTTATTACAAACATCTACAAAATAATTATGATATTTATCATAAGTAAGAAGCCCAGAATCATCAGCTCCATATCCATATTTGCCATAATAACTATTAAGGAATTTCTTTTCATTTTCATCAAGAAGATCATCAAACATATCAACTATTTGTTGATAAGTAAGACGACGCCTTTCAGCAAACATATCAAAATCTTCAACAAAGAAATTATCATTAGGTACAGGATAAGCATCACCCGGATCTACAACTCTTTTAATAAGATTATTTCCTACTATTTCTGTATGAGTATAACATTCACCAAAAGATACAAAATCAAAATAAGCTTGAGCATATAAAAGAGTATCTTTAGTTATATCCTGAATAGCATCAAGAATATGTTGTCCTTGTTCAGATTGATCATCAATATAATTCTCATTAAATTCTTTAATGAAAGCTGGAATATCAATAGCTTGTTGAGGATTAAATTGAGACATATCTTGACCTTCATTTTGAGCTTGTTGAGCAGCAGCTTTAATTCTATCAGCTATTTGCTGTTCTATAATAGGTCTAAGTTCTTCACGAAGTTTAGCATTTTTAGACATTATTATTTCTGGATTATTAGCAGAAACAATAAAATCATGTGGATTTTTAACATATTCTCCAACAAATCTACGAATTACACCATTCATAATATCATAATTACGAAGTGTAGCTGGAAAATAAGTCCACTTTTCATTAGTAACATTATAAGGATTAAGTGTTTTCTTATAATATTGACTAGGCATTTCTCCATGTAATATAGATAATTGTTCATCTATATCATTAGTACCTTTAGCTGCCATACCAGCAGCAATAACATAGTCAACACTATTAGCGTACCATTCAGGTTTAGCTTTTTCAGCAGCACTGACTTTCTGTTCAGGAAATTCAGCAGTTCCAAATTTATAAGTGTAATCAGCCATATTTTTAAAGTTTTATTTAGATTGAAACCAAGATCTATTCCAAAAAGAACTTTGGTCATTATCTTCATTTGTTTTAACTCTTGATTTAAGTTGGTCTTTAGCTTTAAGTTGTTTAGCTTTCCATTGAATAGCTCTAACTATAAGTTGAGAAACACGGTCGAAGTTACCTTCAGGATTCCATTTCTTAAGTTCAAGAATAGTTTGATAATCAAGAATATATTCAAACATATAAATATCAGAGCCATCTTCATTCTTACCTACAACTTCATAAAGCATTTCTTTAAGAATACGAATTGCATTTAACTTCTTATCAGAACCGCCAACATTATAACCATAACTAGTACTTACTTTACCTTTAATTGAAGCATCCCATACAAATAATGGTTCATGTTCAAGTCTTTTAAGTTCTCCCCATTTACGGAAATTAGAAACAGTTTCACCACGGTTAGTTTCAACAGCAGCTGTTCCTACAATACCATAAAATATACAAAGATTAAGAAATATTTCATCAGCTTCTTCAAGTCTATCTGGACGACCATAATAAGTAGCAACAAGTTTTTGTTTAAAACCATTACGTTCAGAAGCTTCTTCCCAAATAGCAATACTATTATGTGAATGTTTATTAGTAATTTCTTTCTTTTCTTTATCTACACCTACAGGGTCATATGTAGCACTATATTTACCTTTAGGTATGCCTTTAACCATTCTATTGGTCTTACTATCAAAATAAGTTTCTTCTTCAGGCATAAACCAAATTCTAGCACAACCATGAGGAGATTCATTTCCTCTACGGGGAACACCTTGTATATAATCATATATCTTTTTACCATCAGCAGCTAATCTATCATTACTTCTAAATACAACTTTACCATTAACTTTAATTAATTCCCCATCAATATAAAATTTATAACTATCATCAATACGAAGTTTAGTTTCCCATGCAGTAAGAGCTTCACTACTAAATATATTTTCTCCACCACTACTAAATGATTCTGCAGGAAATAAAGCATATTGTCCAAGATAATTAATATAATCAGAATAAGTCTTAGCTTTTTCTTTTTTCATAATACGTTCTTTAGCAGCAATCTTAAGACTTACTTCAATATTAGAATTACCATCTTTATCAACACCAAATTCTCCATCTACTTCTCCTTGTAATCCCCAACAATAAGGTTTAAAATATCCACAAACTTCTCCACGCATATCTTGATCCCATACATTTTCAAATGGCATAAAGTGATAAGCATAAGGATTATAAAAGTTTGCTTCAAATGTAGACATATCTCCAGAAGTAGCAGTACCCCAACATTTAAGTATACCAGTTGTATAAGCTCCAGTACGCATTGCAGGTTCAGTAACACTCATAAAAGCATCAAAGTTATCCATAGTAGATAACTCTTCAACATTAACTTCTACAGCATCCTTACCAATAGCACAATCAGGATCATTGAAAGCAGAAACAGAAAGTAAAGAACTAGACCAGCTATTGTCTGCTTCAATCCCACTTGAGAGCTTATATCCAAGACGAAAGTCGGTATTAACCGTACTAAATATTCCTCTTTTAAATGGAGTTTTTTCTTCATAGAACTTTAAATTATTAATTGCAAAGTTAGTAAGACCTCCACGTTGAGTAAGATATTTTTTATCAATAGCAACATTAATAACAACTTTACGAGGATAAGAATTAACTCTATTAGCAGCAGTACTAGCATTTATATATGAAAATCCTCCTCGACGAGTTTTATCAATTATAACATGAAAACCATTATTTTCTGCAAATTCAAGTATATGAAAAAACCAAAATTGAGCATCAAGAAACTTTGGAAAATCATAATGTTTCTTAGCAGTATTAACATTACCTCGTTGAATACTTGTTTCATCAAGCTGTTCCATACGAGTATAATTAAGAAAATTATAATGATTTCCTGTTATACGAACATTATAAATAGTTCCTTTAGGATCCATTAAACAAGGAGCTTCAAATCCATGTTTACGTCTATATTGTTCTCTTTTTCTAAATTGTCTATGAGGAAGACTATCAACTTTAAATTGAGTATATGATCCTTTATGTTCTCGATAATAATTTGCAGCTTCAGAAAAAAGATGAGTATTAACAAATTTCCAACCAGGTCTAATATTCATAAGAAAACCTCCACTTTCCCCAACTAAAAAGAGATCATCTTTATCTACAAATCCTTTATCTTTAGCATGAGGATATCCACTTTTATCTTCCTGAAGAAATTCAAGAAAAGGATAAATTCTATCACCAGCCATAACTATAATATTATTAGTAGTAATACAATAAAAGCTGAACTACTTCCTACAGCAGCCCAGCTCGCTCTTTTTGCTTTAACTTTATATCTATTAAGTTCAGTATTAACTTTATTATTTATTTCATTAGCTTGAACTATTCTATCTTGTAAATCATTATTAATATTATCAAGTTCATTAATAGCCAATCGTTGATTTGTAATAATACTATCTTTAACTTGAATAATCTTAATATTAGCTTTAGCTTCTATAAGTTTTATATTAGCTAATCTAATAGCTTCTATAGGAATACTGACAGACACAGTGTCAGTCTTTGCTTGTTTCCCCGTAGGAGAAGTTGTCATAGACCAACTGGAGAAACCTACTGACAGCAGCACTATCATCATCATTAAGACTCTCAAGTATATCTTTATTTGCATCTTCTTTAATATCATATATAATACTATCTTGTTTATGAATAACTATCTCAATAGAATCAATCCGAAATCTATTATAGGTAGTATCAATAGAAGAGATATTTGAATTAATCGGATCAATGTGAATGAATGCTCTATGAAAGATAACAAGTGATACTACATTAATCACTATCACAATGAGTATTTCTATTATATATTTCTTCATGATTCTATTGAGTTATATGTTATCCTTTAATTTTCTTCATTGCTTCAATTGTAACAGGACCAAGTTTTCCATCAGCAGGAATACCTAGAACTTTCTGAATAATCTTAACCGCAGGTTTAATACCGCAATTAACAGCAGTATCAAACATTTGATTTGCAAGTTCTTGATTAGCAAGATCATCAAGATAAAGATGATTCCAATAATTTCTTTTATAGAAATCATCAACCATAGCTTGAAGTTCAGAATTACCTTTTAGTTTAGTTTTAAAACCTCGAGGATATTCTTGTTTTAATTTGTCAATGATTTTCCAACCATTCCAAGTAGGATGATGTTTACGAGATATACCTTTATAAGTTTCACCTCCTGTATCATCGGGATCATTAGCATATTCGCCTTCCCATTTACAAGTTTTTCTAAATGCAATTTTAAAGTTAGCCATACTGTTTAGATAATTTTTTAAATAAACGACTCATAGTATTATAAGCCTTATTAATATAACGACCATAATTACATCTAGCTTCAGTATAATCCACACACTTATATTGATTGTCAAGTATAGATTTAACTTCAACTCTAAATGTTCTACTTAGATTAGCAGCATCAACAAATGTTATTAATCTTACATTTTTAGAAGATTCAAGAACTCTATAATTAATCGTTTCCATCTAATACTCTATTAATCCAACCTCTTAGAAATTTAATATTATTTCCTTTCTTAGCAACATCATTATAATAACGAATACGTTCAAGTTTATAATTAGCTACTTGAAGTTTCCCTGTAAGGGAATCATTAGCTTGTTGTAAACTATCAATAATATACTTAGTATTATTAACTTTACTAATAACATTTTCTGTAGTATCAATAGGAATATATCTTTCAATAATTATTGGATTATTTACTTCTACAGAAGAACTTGTATAGTTAATATAAGCTGCTATACCTCCAATAATACAACCTATAATAAAAGCAATAATACTTTCTTTCATAGTCCTAAATCAAATTGTTGTTTAACACCTTGAGCATTTACAACTTTAAGTCTATCAGCAAGAATCATTTCAATTTCTTTTTTAAGATAAGGAAGTTTATGAAATGTAGTACGTTCTTTAGGATTTTCTTTAATATGATATAATCCATCAGGAAAACGTCTAGGCTGTCCATATTGATTAAGTTCAAAATCAGAATCAATATGACAAAGCCAAATACCTGCATTAGGAACTCCAAGAATAGTTTCTACCATATAGGCATACATACTAACTTGTAAATTATAAACACTACCATTACAATCAGGCATATGACTACATGGGGCAAGAAGTCTATTATCAGTAGGAATCCATAAATTAGTTTCTTGTGCAGGTTTAGTACTTTTATCTTTCTTATAATAACCTGATTCAAAAACAAGACCACCTCTATTAGTTTTCCAGTCACCAATAACATGTTTATCATCTCTAATAAGAAGAACATCTATAGTTCCAGAAATAAGATAGTCTATAAGAAATGCTCCAATTTCAGCATAAATATGATAATCTCTAGCAACATACCATCCAAGAACATTATATATTTCAGGATATTTATTTTCAGTAAGTTCAATAAAATCTTTAATTGAAAGTTCAGATATATGTAAATCAATATTAGCTAAATCAGCAATAGTTATCATTTCACCATCAGGTCTATCATCAAGATAACGAATAGCTGCTTTAAATTTACTAGCACCACGTATTCCTTTTTCAAGACCATCATGAGTATTAGTTCCTCGTTCACAGGCTTCTTTTGTAATACTATTCCATTGTGCTTCAAGTTCTTTTTCACTAATACCAAGTTCTTGAGCTTTAATACGAAGCCATTTCTTTTTATCAAAAGGATTATGTAAATGTCCAACTATAGTTGTAGTACTTACATAAGTATTACCAAGAGTATCATAATATTTATGACCTTCATTAACAAATGTAAGTTTAACTTGTTCATATCTTTTATCTCGAAGAGTAATCATAATTTAATAACCAAATCTATGAATTAATAATTTATATAAGTCTTGTGTAGCATAAATATTACCTTCAGCTATATTAATCCAATTATTATCATTAGACTTTTTAATATCAATTTTATAAGTTTGTTTCCCTGTAAGGGAATCTATAACTTCATACCATTTGATATGTTCTCGCTCTATTAATATCTTTTCTTTATTCATCTTCATCTGCATCCATACTTGATAAAATAACTTGACCACCACGAGCAGTAGTTTGTTCACGCTCATATATAAGATTTTCTCTAGCTTCGTTAAGACCTTTAACTAAAGAAGGTATTTCAACAGACTTTTTAGCAAGTCTATCCATAATGTCAATAACATCTAAAGCATCATCTTTGCTTAGACCAGAACTAAGTTTTTCATTAAGTGATTCATTAAGAACATTAACGGCTATATTAGCATTATGAATAGCTTTAAGAATGTTTTCAAGAATAATACCAGCTTCAGTTATTTTTTGATCATGATAGCGACGAGCAATTTTAAATACTAATAAATCAGGTTGATAATTGTCCGGAAGATCATAATTTTCAATAGCTCTTTTAATACATTCTGCATCACTAAGACCTTGTTGTTTAGTAGGAGCATTAGGATCGGCTAAATAATAAATAACTCCTACTTCTTTAAGATACATTTCTTTATCTTTTGTTGTATCTCTTGTATAAAGTAGACGAACATCTTTATCAAGAAGTTGTTCAAGAGTAGGAGCTTTAGGCATCCCAGTGTTATCTATAGTAACAAGATATTTAATATCAAGATTGTTTGTCTGTTCCATAATATTCTCTCCATTGTTGTTCAACATCTGGATTATATTCTACAATATTATATTTATTATGATATTTAATCCATATATTAGCATAAGTTTCACCATATTTAGAAAGAATTTTCATATATGGTTTAAAATGAACTTTCTTAAATAATTTAGCTTTACGTTCAGCTTCAAGTTCTTTTTCTCTATTACGTTTAGCTTCAGCAAATATACTCTTACTAAATTCCATATATTCTTCTTTATTCATTCTTTTAGAGGCTTCTTTAAGAGTTTTAAAGTTCTCTTTAAGAACGATTCCGGAAGGATTTTTACTAATATTTCCGAAATGAGGTATATAAGCAATACCATCATTTCGGAGAATATCAGCTATTTGTTGTTCAAGATTATCAATAATAAGTTTAATTTTAACTTTAACTTCTGGAACTTTAGTAATCTCATCAATAATAGTATTGCTATCTTTACATACTAATGTATAAGTATCATCAATATTACTTAGTTCTGTAACATTATGTTTATTAAAGTTCCAACCCTTAGCCATTAGTTAGCAATACTGTTTTTATTTCTATTAATAAAAATACAATTATTCGTTCCTATAACAGGACGAGTAGCAACAATATCACGAATAGGAATAATCTTAAATTCTACCAAATAAATAGAAGGAGAATCAATTTTTCCATTACCTGATTTTAAAACAAGATTTGAAGCACCAGAACGATAATAAGTTCCTTTAATAAGAGAATCAATCAGTTGAATATCTTTAGAAACATAATCTTCAAAGCCACTAACAGAAATAGCATTTGCAGCAATACGTAGATGAATACCACGTTCAAGACTTGTTCTATCAACTACAGCTCTTTCCATTTGTTTAAAACCACATTCATTATCTTCAGCAATCTTAGCTATAATAGATGTTACATTGCTTGTAGGATTAGTTTTATTCTTTAAAGCAGAAGCAACATTAAAAACTTTATCTTTAAAGCACATAGCTACAATACAATAATGTTGCTGAACTTTAACATCACTAAGAATAGCATTGAAATAATCAGCAGTGATTTCACGAATATCTGTAGGAAAATCTACAGAATAAGACTTTTGAGAACTTGTAAGAGTAAACATAATACAAATATTATTTAATTATTTAACAATACGTCCAAGACCAAGTTTACCTACTTTCATTTTAGTAGGTCTATTAGTTCGTTTAGATTTATATCTGTTAGCAAATTCAGCATCAGCTTTAGCCTTATTACTAACATTATCTTCAATAGGTTTATTATCCATATCAATAACATTTGTAGCAATTATAATATAAATATCTGATATATCCAAATATTTAATATATTTT